GTAGAGGATGATAAAATATGCCAGTTAAGCAGAGAAAGGTATTAAACTTCAATGACGAACGATTTACTCGCGTTACTAAAGTTGTTTTGGACGATAATAAATACTTGGACAAGCCCATACAGAAATTAGTTTACGCGATACTTTGTATGTATGCTGATAACGAAACAATGAAATCACACCCGAGTATTCAAACGTTAGCGAAGAAATGTTGTTGCTCGGAAAATTCAATTAGATCAGCACTAAAGCGACTTGAAGAATTAGAATTAATCAGTGTAAAACGCCGAAAATATGGCGAAAAAAACTATTCAAATGAGTACACAATATGGGAGCCACCAAAATGGTTTTATGAGGGTACTTCAAATCATGAAGGAGGGTACTTCACCTCTTGAAGTAGGGTACTTCACCATTTGAAGACTAACTAAACTTATTTAACTAAACTATATTAACTAAACTTTAAATACTTTGCGCAAGCTATCGCATGCGCCAACTATCATACTTCCGCATAATAATTTTATTTAAAATAATCTAGCGAAGAATATATCAATCTATCATATTCCGCTAATTCAAAGAAGAAAAGGAAGTGATTCAATGAAGGGATGTTGCGCAGCCACCCGCGCCCAACTGGCGCAAGCCATCGACCGCCGCGCCGAAACGGAAACCAACCCGCACATCAAGGCCGGATTATTAATCGCAAAATCAATCGTTAAGGAGGAGTTATTATGTCGCTAAATATTCAAGTAAATTCGGAATTCAAAATCGTATCAGACCCGTACAATATCGTACTTCAACGCAAGTTTATCGTTGATCCGACGAAATCGCCGAATTGGGAACGCTTAAAGGCGCAAGGTGCCGATCCTACACCGCGCGAAGAATGGCGTGATGTCGGATATTATAGCAACATAGACGCAGCAATCAACGGAATTATTGACCGTCACGTGCACGAAAGCGATGCGGATAATATCGGCGATTTGCTACGAGAAATTAAAGAATTTCGACGGGAAATTAGCGCGATAATGGGCGGTTGAATATAAAACCATTCGGACGCAAAAAAAACGCGCTAAAATTAAGCGAAAGGGGTATCGTAAAATGATAACGCAAACGGAACTAAACGCAATTAAGGAACGCGCGGAAAAGGCGACGGCGGGACCGTGGCGAATTGGAATGCAATCTCCAAACGGATTAAATAACGTGGGAACGATTGGCGGACTACTTACCGCACAGACTGCGGATGAAGCTGACGCAGAATTCATCGCACATGCACGCGAAGATATTCCGCGATTAGTGGCGGAGATAGAACGATTGAACGAGATTATTAAAAACTACGATAATACTATTCGTAATTTGGACGCTTTGGCTGGTTCGATTATATATGAGACGGAATACTACCGTTATTCGGAAATGGTTGCGGAGAAAATAATCGGACTAATAACGGAACTAGAAAAGAAGGTTGGCGATATTGTATGACGAAAATTAAATCCACCGACTGGCAATCGCTACCCATCGCGGACTGGAACGTCGCCACCTTCCTCGCATTCATATGTGATAGAACGCGCGAGCTATATGGCGTCGAGTATGCGCCGGGCGGAAGTGGCGCAAAGCAGGCGCGGTGGAATCGCGAGCGCGGCATGCTAAAGAACGCGCAAGCACGCTATGGAAACGCCGTGCTACGCAAATTTATCGAAATATGCTGGCGCGAGTATCGGACGAGCAAGCCCGAATTATATCCGTACCCGACCGTCACTTTTATGCTCGCCTATATGGATCGTCACTTTGCGGAGGCGCAGGCGAAGGTTGTTAGGAAGGAAAACGTTATAAATTACGAAGAATTGGAGGAATGGTTATAAATGGAACTGATAAAGCTCTTCTTTAGAATATTCGGATATCTTTTATTATTAACCATAGCATCATTGCTATCTGTGAGTTTCTTATTAGAATTAATGGAATTAGTAACTCAATTATTTCCAACTTATGGCGATGAGGTGATGAAAACAATTCTTATTATTGGAGCAGCCGCATTGTTTTTGACAATTATGGCCGCCATGGGAACGCCTCTTAGTTGATGTGCAAAAATTATATTTAAGACAAACGATCAGGGTAAAGCTGTCTCATTATTTATTGCGATTATGGCTGATATATGATTTCCGTCATAATTTGAAGGAGGTATAGTCGTGATAAAATGTCCTAATTGTGGTGGGAAAATAAAGTTTAAATCTAACGGTCATGGCAGATGTGAAGCGTGCAATACTCATATTAAAATTTTGAAATATTAAAGGGAGGAATCCAAATGAGCGGGATTGTACTAAAGTCTTTGTCAGACGAAATGTTAGAGGAGTTGCTACGGGATATTCAAGCGGAAATTAAGCAACGTTCATATAACGCAGGTTATTCGCAAGGAAAATTCGACGTTAAGGCATATGAAAATTTAGTTGGAACATTACCGGCATTTTCTTATCCTTCGCAACAAAGACGCGATGAAATCATCGAGCAGGCAAAGCGAGATGTTTCGGAATTAATGCGAGACGCAGAAAGCGACCAGAAGGTATGTCGAGGAAATAAAACCATGCGACATTTTACGAACCGAGTCGAGTTCGTCGTTAACAAGGAAAAGCGAACGGTTGTTGCATTAGTTTTCGGTAAGTATCCGAGCGTCTACAACGAATTACGCGAAAGAGGAATCGCCAAATGTGCGCCGCAAGATTGCTTTAACGTCCATATCGGCAAAGCGATTGCGTTAAGAAGGGCACTAGGGCTCGAAGTACCGGAGGAATATCTGAACGCGCCACAGCCGACAGAAGTGCGAGTTGGGGATAAGGTAGAATTTGAATCACCCTTAGGAGAAATAAAATGTAGGGCAGTAAGTAGATTCGGAACAGATCGATATGAATTCGCCAGTGGTACTTGGCTACCAGACTATTACGAATTAAAAATAATCGACGACTCGCGCGAAGGGGTGGCGGAATGAGAATCGTAGTAGATAACACGGCAGCAAAACCTAGCTTGCGCGGATTGACGTGGGGTAGTCCGGAATTTGTCGCGATTGCAAAGGCGGCAGAGGAGGAAGGCAAGCAAGACGATCATTTTATCCGTATGGTTGACGAAGTTTGTACGATGGTAAACGAAATAAATATTTCAGCAGTCGGGTACGAAAATTGTCGCTATAAATTAAAAGAGGCGTTCGACTTTTACGAGGAGTGTGACTGCGAATGCTACTGACGCAAGCCATACACGCATTAGTCGACGGCGCGCCCGCAATTGTAAGCGTAATAGGCAAACGCTATACGATTGCGGAACTTGCACCGAAAAAGCTAGGCGATCATGTGGCGGTATTTAATGATGTCGGCATGAAGAAAGAAGAAATGAAAGGAGATTGGATAGTGTGCAATTAGTTGCGATGATTATTTATGCAGTCATTATTGCGGTCCCCGTATGTTTAATTATTGACGCAAACGACGTAGAGACGGTATTAATTGCAGTTCTTAGTTCTCTTATCGGTGGGATATTATCGGCATTTTATCCATCAAATAACGAGAAAGTATGCTGAAAATTACGGAGGTGAATCGCAAATGACAACGAACGAACAACGCTGCCTGCTCGCAAGCCGTTGCAAATTAGCGGGCGGAAGCGCGTGCCATAGCCAATGCGCGCATTTCGTCGCGCTGCACGGCATGAGCGGAACGGGCGGACGGTCAGGCGCCGCCAATCTACCGCGCGACTACCGGCTTGTCAATGCGCAAAACTCACCCGCGCGAGCAAGCCAAGCGGAAGTTTATCGCATGGTTGACGCTTATATAAAAACGTTCGAGCGCCAATTTGACGATAATGCGTCCCGCATCAAGTCGCTTTATCTTTACTCGGAATCGCCGGGTACGGGCAAGACGACGACCGCCTGCGCCATATTAAACGAATGGATCGTGGCGCATTATCTAGGCAGTTTAAAGCGAGGCTTGCAGCCATTGCAGGTGCCGGCATTTTTGCTCGACGTAAACGAGTGGCAGACGCTATATAACGAATTTAATCGCGCCAATGTGCCGTCCGACATTGCCGAGCGGGCAAGCCGTGAATATTATCGGCAAATGCAAAGCGCCAAGCAAGCGCCTTTTGTCGTGCTTGACGATATAGGCGTGCGGACGGCGACGGAAGGATTCCGCGGAGATTTGCACAGCGTGATTAATGCGCGTGTAACGAACGGAATGCCGACGATTTATACGTCCAATTTAGCGATTGAGGATATGGCGCGGATATTTGACGCAAGGCTATACGATAGGATGCGCGACATGTGTGTCGTGTTGGAATTCGGAGGCGAAAGTCGGAGGGGGAGACGTTGATGGAAGCGGAAATAGCGGAGTTATTAAAGAATAACGGATATTCCGTTGTAAATACAGTTAACGTTTGGTCGAACGGTCGTAAAATTCGGAGATACTCGGGACAAGACGAACAAAGCGTTTGGCATAATCCGAAAGACGGTTACCGCAAAATGGTCGCAATTTTAGTTGAGGTGCCGAAATGACCGCCCGCCAATTCAAATTCGGCGACCTCGTCCGCGTTGCCGGATATGACGAGCGTATATTTCAAATTGACGGATGGCGCGTTGAACATTATTACTATCCGGACGCAGAATGGACGGAGCATGTTTTCGAATTAACGGACGTGCATAGCGCGGAATGTCTCGAGGCGGACGAGGAGGACTTGGAATTAGTAGAAAAGGCGGAAAAGGCGGCGGAATATATGGCGAAAGTGAAGGGCGGTGAGGGGCCGATGTTAATATTCGATTTTAGCGGAGGCGGAAGGCAATCGCGAGTATCGCCCGAGATTGAGCGGTTTAATAAGGCGCGGGAACGTGAACGCAAGGTGAACGAATTGCTGGACGAACGGAATGATGTACGGATTTTGCACGAAATGTTTGGCGACGATCAGTATAAAAGGCGTATTGAGGAAATTGATAAGGAGTTGCGGAGTGTAGAGTAGAACGAAATTACGAAGGAGTGGGTATGGAAATGGGTTATCATGTTTACGACCACAGAACAGGAGAAATTTTGTTTTCAAGTGAAGATGACCTGCAATGTATTCATTTTATGAATGAGGTTTACAAAAAAGATGAAGAACTAGCAGAACATATTTGGTTGAAGGAAATTACTGCGTAGTCCGACCTTACAGAGTTGAACGAAAATACAAATCAAATACAACGGAAGTTATAGGACTGTGTAAGCCATAAGTAAAAGATAGGAGGTGTCTGCATGTCACGTATATATGAATTAATTAGAAGAAAACCTAACAGATGGGGAAACATCACTATAAAAGAATTTGAAAGAGATATAAAATTACTACAAGAGACATGCCGTATTTATGAGGATGCTTTAAGAGAGATTGACACACATATAAGATCCACCGAAAAACCAGTAAAATATATAATTGAAACATTAAAGTCTGTTCTACCTGAATATAAAAATTAATAAACCAAAATAAAATCATAGTTCGATCTTTTCGCGTAACAAAATTAATTCAACGGAGGTGTAGACGAATTGCACTACGGTCAAATGTTACTATCGAAAATAATCGACCAAAACGACGTCCAAGCGCTCAAGCGATACGCCATTGATGAGGCGCATTTCACGACGGAAGGCGAACGCGAGGTATTCCGCTTTATTCAGTCCTATGCGCAAGCAAACGGCGGACAAGCGCCCGACTTCCGAACAGTCGTCGCGGAATGTAGCGCGTTCGATTATCAGCCGAACGTCGAGGATTCTTACGAATTTTTGGCGCGCCAAGTAAAAGAGCATGCCGCCAAGCAAGAATACGTCGAACTTTTTAGCGGTGATCGTGCGGAAGCTGTCCGACGTTTTGAGACGGAAAAAGATTTTAAAAAATATATAGAGTGGTTGACGGACGAACTAGAACGTATTAAAATAAGAACAGATGTTCGTAAAACAGTCGGAACAGATTTGCAGACGATCGGCGAAAAGTTCCTATCGGAATACGAACGGCGCAAAGAAGGCGAATCATTCCGTTTATGGAAATCGAAATTCCGCTTTATTAACGAATCCGTCGGCGGTTATATCAGCGGAAATTTATACGTGCCTTACGGAAAGAGCGGCCGCGGTAAGTCCGTATTCACGTTGGAGGAAGCAATTGAAGCCGCCATGCAAGGCGCGAATGTGCTGATTTGGGCGATGGAAATGCCGTGGTTCGAGGTATGGGTGCGTATATTTACGAGCATTAGCGGACGTCAAGGCATCACGACCGCCAATATGCACGGCATGGATTTGACCGCAGGCTTTGACGCAACGGAAATCCGTCATGGCAAGCTATCGGCTGAATTCGAAACGGCTTTTCGTTATTTTGTCGAGAATATTAACGAGCAAATCGCGGGCAATATTACGGTGCGGGCGGTCGACGACGAGGACTTTAATTTGCGAACATTGAAGGCTTTAGAGGCGGATATTCTAACGACGAATGCGGACGTGGTCGTGATTGATCCGTTTTATTACCTCGACTATGAGCGGAACACGAGTAAGACGACGGGCGGCGATGCGGCAGAAACCAGCAAGAAATTGCGCAGGCTGGCTGGGCGCACGCAGACGGTAATTTTTGCGATTACGCAGGCGGACGAAGGGCGCGAAGATAAGGACGAGGACGGCAATCGCGAATTAAAATTGCCTGCGCGTGAGGACGTCAAGAAAACGAAGCAACTGCTCGAGGATGCGTATTTATTAATCGGCGTCGATACGGACTATAAGCAAGGGCGCGGGCTTATCGGACTTAATAAAGGGCGCGATGGTGGTGAAGGGATATCGGGCGAAATCCTTTATATTCCGCAGGTAGGAATCGTGCGTGAGCCGGAAACGGGCGAGCAGGCGATTAGCCAATTCGAGTTTTAAAACGCACGCTTGTGCGATATATTAAAGAATATTTGACAGTATTCGACAAAATAACCCCATTTACACCGAATATTTACAAGCGTAATATTAACGTTATAAGAGGAGGAAATTCGACAAATGGACTATTATATTGACGTCGAAGCCGAACTTCGCGAATTTGAATGGACTCGCCCGCGCTGGACCTCCGACAAACTAATCGCCGCATCACCTTTTCGCTACGACAAAACGCCATCCTTTTTTGTCCGACTCGCACCGCATGGCAAATTTCCAGCCGGCACTTGGGCGGATAGCGGCGCATACGACAATGAATGGCGAAGCGGCAACTTCGTCAAGCTATTGGCGTTTTTGCGGAACGAAAGCTACGAGGAAACGGAAGAATATCTGCGGACAAAATACGCGCCACGTTTCGATGGTTCAATCGCATTTATTCCGCCACGATTCCGAATTGAGCGTGCTAGGCAGGCGCTTAATCTCGATATAAGTCCGGTTATATCCGATTATTTAATTAATAGAGGAATAAGCGAAGAAGTACAGCGCATGTTTGGCGTAGGCTATGACGCGGCACAAAAGGCAATCATCTTGCCGTGGCGTTTAGCCGACGGACGCCTAGCCAACGTCAAATATCGCAAAACTTTCGGCAAGGCGTTTTGGTACGAGCGCGACGGTTGGCCTATCCGCGAGTTAGTTTTCGGTATTAATTTATTTTATTATTGTAAACGTTCCCAAGCGGTCATATGCGAGGCGGAAATTGATGCGCTATCCTTTTGGACGGCAGGCATACCGGCCATAGCGATCGGCGGCGCGACATTTAATGAAATGAAGCGTGACATAATCTTGCGGTCGCCAATCGAGGAATTAATAATTGCGACGGATAACGATAAGGCGGGCGAGCGATTGCGGGCGGAAATTGAACGAATGATGAAGGGGCGAATGCGGTTGAAGAACGCGAGAATCGAAGGCGGATGGAAAGACGCGAATGAGGCGTTAATAAAAGGCGGAATCGAGCCGTTAAAGCGGGCGGTTGAGCAGGCAAAAAGTTGCCGAGTTTTTACGTCATTTGCGCCGCGGTAAGCCGAATATTACTTACCGTTTTTAGCGTCAACCCATTCGTAAAGGTCCTCAATCGTACAGCGAAGGACGTCGGCGATGTTTTTAGCGTGTTGTAAGCGCATGACGTAACGGTTGTTAGCGTAGTCGGTTATTTGTTGGCGTGGTATGCCGACGCGATCCGCTAACTCCGTTTGCGTTAAACGGCGCTGTGCGAGGAGTTCCTTTAGACGGCATTTACCCGGCTTTAACGTCGAAACCACCTCTTTTGTGCAATATTAAGTTATTTTATTTTTATACGAACGACTTCTTCTATCGGAACTTGTAATGCAATACAGATACGTTCAATTTTTTCTAGTGGTATGGATTCGTTTTTATTGATTTTAGCAATAGTTCTCGGATGAATGCCATATTCTCTTAAAGCACTTATAACCAACGATTTCTTTTTTAGCGTATCTTTTAAAGGTTCGTAACTAATACCCATAAAAATCTCCTACTTTTTATTAGAATTTTGTTCCACTTTTGGAACATTTGTGTTATAATCATGTTAACGAACCAGACAAATATACCACACCTTAATTAAAATTACTAAATTATAGGAAAATATTCAAGGGGTTGATGCAGATGTTAAAGAAAATAATGTATTCGATTACTGAAAGTATTGATAAGGATATTAAACAACAAGAAATTGCATCTGCTATAAATAAAAGCGAATCAAGAATCAGTAAATTTTTTAATGAAGATAAGGATTTATATTTTTGCGATATGTTACTAGCAATTAAAAAATACGCCCTTGATAAAGAAGATGAGTTAGTAAATCAATGCATTGATTATTATTTACATGATTTTAATGTGCAGCCTTTTAACGTAAAGTGCATTTTAGATTATTTATATAATAAAAGGAATGTTACAGGTATTCAAAACGTTTTAAATCGCATTAAAGGGAATGGAAATAGGGAAGTTAAGGATTGGTATAATTTATATAAAATTGCGATTAGATATTTAATTGCTAATAGTAAAGATGATTTTAAGAAAGTTAATTTAGATTTAGAATCTTATTCTCCAAAATACGAAGAAACAAAGATTTTTAAAGAGTTATTACTTACATATGTAAGTTATCAATTACGATATTATAATCAATTGTTTGAAAGAGCTACTAATCTTCAGGAAAAAATTGATTTATTAAAAGATGGTTATATGAAGGAGAGTTTAAAAGTCAAGTTAGCAGATGTATTAGATTATGCGTATTTACATTTTAAAGGAGATACTGAAAAAGCAAGAGAATACGCAAAAATAGTTCAAGAATCCCAATATGTTTGCGCGACTTTTAAATATAACACGTATTATGTAATGGGTACATCCTACTTCTTTGAAGATTACAACAAGGCCATTGAAAATTTGACAACCTATGTAAGCCTTCTAAATAAGTATAACTTTACAGAAAGGGCCCACCTTATTTCAGAGGATGACATAGCGTTTGTACATGCTTTTTGGAATAATGATCGATCAATGGTTAGAACTGATGATGTACTCGTTCAAGGTTACTTTGAGGCTAAACACGGCGATAAAGAGAGAGCAGTTGAATTAGTCTCAAATGAACCGGATAGTCCCTTCAAAAATTGTATTCTAGGAATCGCAAAGAGAGATATTTCGTATTTATACGAAGCGATCATAGAATTTAATGAAAGAGGGGACAAGCATATGGCTAAATTGCCAAGAATAGAATTAGAGATTATTAAAAAGGAAAAAGGAGAGGGTTAAAGATGAAAAAGGTTCTATTAGTGTTGACATTAGGGTTAGTAATTTACGCAGGTTCACATTTCTCCCAAAAACAAGTAGCTAGCGACGTAACGCCTCTATGGACTTGTCCAGGAGGAAATGGCGGTACAGGCGGAAATTGTTCAGGCTGATTTAAATAACTATTACTGATCGCACCCTTTTATTAGGGTGTTTTTTTTGTTCCACAAGTTGAACATTTTGACAATTGAAAAAATAATCAAATTACATAAATTTATCCATTTTATATTGTATTATCTAATTACAAAATAAATTTAATAATTTTTGCGCGAGTATAATTACCCAAACGTATAATTATATGAAAGCGCTAAAAGGAGGAAATTATATGAAACAAAACAAACAACTAAATAACTTGGTAATGATGTACAAGCTATCTCCAAATGACGAAATTTTTACGAAAATCTACGAAACTATTACGCAAACCTGGCGCAATCTTGAAACCGTAGCAAAATCAGTTCGCGCCGATATCCACGAAATAACCGCGCTATATGAAGATGTACTTCTAAAATGCATTGAACGCTACAACGGACAACAAGATTTCATCAATTTTTACCGATTCAGTTTAACTAGGGCAAGAGCGGACTTATACCGCAAGAAAAAAAGGCAATATGATCGTGAATATTACGAATCACCAGCAGACCAAGAAAGTGATTTATTCGAAATTCTATGCGCTACTGACGAAGATACGACGGCGGCAACCGTTATATCAAAAAAAGAAGCCGACCAGCGGCAACTGATCGACTTCCTATTGAGTGGCGCAGATGAATTAACGACGGCAATCGTTAAAGAATTCTTGGAACATCCGAAACTAACGCCGACGGCAATCGGCAATAAGTTAGGGTTGCACCACTCGACAGTTTCGCGCAAATTAACTCGCCTCGCAAGCAAGTATGATTCTAAACAGTTCGGAGATTATACCGACTATTTAGTTGCGCTTTAATTTAGAAAGAGTGGTACTGCGTTTAGGCATTACGCACTACCCTCTTACGATTATTATAGTTTAGAAACTACACAACGTAAACAATATTATTAAATTATTTTATTATTGTCAATGGGAGGATTGAACGAAATGAAACGCGGTACACACCCATCTAATAGATATTATGCACTACTTTCGCTAAATAATACTACTTTATCACGCAAAATTGAACGAATTATGCACGACCCTATCGCATTTGAGCGCGGCCATTACGACGTTGAGCAGATCGCGCCAATTAAGGCGGTGAAACTCGGATGAATCTAATGAATTTATTCGTATGGTCGGGCGTTACTACTATCGCTATTATGGTCGCGATTGTATGGCGCGGTACCGAGGCGGAATGAATAAAGATTATACGCGGACGCACGTCCGCCAGTCGTCACGAAGGCAGTCGTTCAAAATAACGCAGGCTAAACGAAAAACAGTCGGCGGTCGGCTCATGTGGCGGGCGTGAGAAATAATCGTTGGTTGGGCGGAGGCTGGATTAGGCAACTGTCTGCGCCGAGCCAACGAACTTTCTTGCGTCGGCTAGCGATTATTTGTGGCAGCGGAATGCCATAGGCGCTCGGCATAAGTCCATAAGTAGTCGCCAGCGGGCGCAAGATTTGCGGAAATGGGCCAGCGTTATTAGACGCGAAGGTAAGTGGGAATGGTTTTGGTGACATATTTAATGTCCGAATGCGTGGAGCACAACCAAGTTCTACCGATTAGGCAGTGGCCGAAAGCATCGGTAAGTGCGCACCTTTTCCGCATGAGCGCTCGTAAATGCCGATGGGCGACGGCTATAATATCGTCCAATTAATATTCGAAAGGGGAATGTTCATGACGAAGTACCAAAGTGGCGCAGACGCGCTAAACGCATTAAACTCAACGGGGGATAGCGGAACAAAGACGGAATTTACGTCGTTCAAAAGCGGAAGTTCATTCATCGTTAAGGTTCTAGGAACGGCGGATTTAATTCAGTTTTTCAGCTACGGAATTTTTAAGCAAGTCAACAGCTTTGTTGCGAAAAATCCGTCCAAAAAGTCCGCGAAAGGCTATCCGGTCGAAAACTTGACGCCGTGGGATAAGGCGTGGAAATACCACAAGGACTTGTCGCAAGATTTTAGCGATCATCACGGACAAGAGGCGTCCAAATATCGCGCCAAAGAACGCTATGCAATGGGCTTTTTCGATTTAACAACGGGCGAGCCGATTATCGTCGACTTATCTAAAAAGCAGGCGCAAGCCGTGCATGACGTCATTAAAAAGTACGAGAAGAAACTCGGCAAAGTGGCGTTTGAATTATCGAAGCAAGGCAGCGGACAGAATACCGTCGTTAGCTTAACGCCAGTCCTCGATATGGACGAAGATTTGACGGCAGAGCAACGAACTAACTTCGATAAAGCGCCGGAATCGTTTGATATGAGCCTATTTGACGGCATCTTATACGAGTTAGACGACGCGGAACAGATCGAACTATTGAAAAAAGTCGGCTTTGACGTCAGCTTAATCGGCTATGATGCGGATGCAAAAGCGGACGACCCAACGGAACAATTTTAATCGGAAGGACGGTGACGGCGATTGTACTATTTAAAAGCGTTTTTTGCGGTCGCATGTGTGATTCTCGCGGTCTATAACTTTATTATCGCGGAATATATACTGGCGCTCAATCAGCTAATTATTGCGTTACTACTAGCGAACCTTATCGTAAAGGAGGAGAATAAACATGGCGCATGACACTTCTACTAAAGGTCGCCATGCAGAATTGGTTGCAATAACCGCCTTACTTGCGAATGGGTTTATCGTAATGGAACCAACTGCGCCTGATGTGTTCGACTTAGGAATAACTAGACCAGGTTGGACAGAATATAAACGCGTTCAGGTAAAGACCGCCAGACCTCGTGAAAAGGAAGGCGTAGATTGGATAATTGTTACAGGTAAGAAATCAAATGGTGATAATTACTCCCTAAATGAAATCGATTATTTTATAGGAGTATATAACGGAGTTGCGTATATGTTCCGAAATGAAGGATTAACCGAATATTGGTGTAAAATGTCAGAGCTAGATATAAAATGGACGCGATTGGACGCAAGCATAGCGAATTTAAAGGAGGCGATATAGTTGGTAAAAGTGACGATTGCAGGCGTAGATTACGAAGGTACGCCGAAGGAATTAAAGGAATTGTTCGAAGTGTTAGGCGGTAAGTTTCAGCTTGATGAAGAGCCGCTAAAAGTCGGTGACTATGCAAAAATTACTGCCAATAGACGTCATGGTACCATGGATTTACATGGATTTGAAATTGGGGAAATCGTTCGAGTAATTACTTCGATAGAAATGTTGATTACAGGCGATAGAATTAAGGCGGAGACTTTAGACGGCGGAATATCCTGGTTCGTACATCAAGACGATTTTGTCAAAGCAACCGACGAAGAAGTTGCGAAAGCCAAAGCGGAATTAAAGAAGTGGGCGAAAATTGGACGTAAACCTAACGAGTTCAAGAAGGGTGATATTGTTCGCGTCAAGGAACCCGGAGACAAGGAAATCATCGGTATTTTAGCTACGGACGAACCTCGCGGTGATATTTGCGGAGGAAATTACGACCTAGAAAACGGATTTACTGCGTTAGGTGCTTTCATTACACTAATCGCACCAGTCGAAAGTCGAGTTGATCGCGAATGAGCCTATATTGCGCAAACTGTAACGAGGAAATTAACGAAAATCAACGTTGCTATATCGACGAATATATGGACCAAGCGTTTTGCACCCGTTCATGCTTTCGCGATTGGGCAACGGATAACCACGAAGTTATTGCGAATTGGTACCGCAAGCTATATTTGAGCGAGAGTGGCGGCGCATGAATATCCGCTTAAAATTAAACGACCCAGCGGGCGTTGATGCGCAAGAACGAATCAAGCAGGCGGTCGAGCGCAAGAAGGCAGCGACCGAAACAATGGCGGAAGCATGGGAACGCATCATGGCGATGAAAAACGGTGAGGCGGATAGGCAGCGTCTTATGGAGGTTAAGGCGGCGATGGAGGCGGGGCTAATTGGCAGGCATCCCGCCGACGTTGCCAAACGGTTTAGCAAGGCGGAAGCGCTTCGTTTATGGCGCGACTTGCAGGAACGTCAGCGCGAAGAAACGTTGCGCAAAATGGTCGAGAATACGCCGGCGAATTACGAACTAATAACGACGGAACGGCAATTCCGCGAGTTATTAGAGTCGCTAGGCAGCGAGGATATTATTGCGGTCGATACCGAGACGACGGGCGTAGATGTTTATACGGATCAAATCGTCGGCATATCGTTCAGTTTGCCGCGAGCCAACAAGCACGTTTATATACCGGTTGCGCATGCAGACGCCGAGCAACTTGATCGCGACTATGTACTGAACGGCTTAAAACCGATATTGTATGACGAATCAATCGGCAAGGTACTTCATAACGCCATATTCGATATTGCGATGTTCCGACGACATGGTTCGGACTTGCGCGGCGTTATATGGGATACCATGACCGCGATGCACCTGCTTAACGAAAACGAAGAATCGTTCCGCCTAAAAGATTTAGCGCCTAAATATCTCGGCGTTGAATCGGACACGTTCGAAACGCTATTTGGCAAGGATGCGCAATTTCGCGAAATACCGCTAGATATTGCGCTAGTTTACGCCGCCAAAGATACGGACTTAACGTGGCGCCTATATCAATTCCAGCGGAAACATTTCGAGAAATTGCCGACGATTCTTCGCTATTATCAGACGGTTGAAGTGCCGTTGCTATACGTGATTGTCGATATGGAAGCCAACGGCTATGTCCTCGATTTAGATTTCGCAAAATCATACGGCGAACAGTTGCGCAAGCGTGCCGAGGAATTAAGTGCGGAATTAATTGCGGAATTGACACCTTATCATGAAGGCGATGAACTGCTGAACTTAAATTCACCGCAACAAATGCGACCGGCATTATCAAAAGCGATCGGGCAAGAACTTCCGAACATGGACGCCAAGCGGACGTTAAAGCCTTTGGCGGCAAAGCATCCGATTATTGCGAAATTACTAGAATACAAGAAAATAACGAAGCTATCCGGCACTTATATTGACGCCTTACCGCAAAAGCAAAATCCGACGACCAAGCGATGGCACTCGCGCTTTAATCCGATGGGAACGGTCACGGGGCGATTTAGTTCGGGCAAGGACGAGGACGCGGGCAACGAGCAACAATTTAACGTGCAAAACCAGCCGCAAGAAGCGCGTCCAATGTTTGTTGCGCCGCCAGGCAAAGTTCTTATTAGTGCGGACTTTAAAGCGCAGGAAATTCGATGCGTTGCGTATTTAAGCGGCGAGCCGGTTCTAATTAACGCTTTTCTCGAAGAACGCGATCCATACGCGATGATGGCGGCGAACTTCTACAAGCGACCGTATGAGGAAGTCTATAAAAACGCGGACGGCTCAGACACGAAAGAGCGCAAGCAAATGAAGGTCGTTTGGTTGGCGACGCTTTACGGCATGAGCAAATATTCGCTCGCGGAAATGCTAGGCGTTGACGTGAATGCGGCCGTCAAATTTCAGTCCGATTTGTTTAAGTCCATGCCGAAACTAAATGCGTGGATTGAATCGAACAAGAAATTCGTTGAGCAATACGGCTTTGTATGGATGGATAATCAAGCGCGGAAAAGACGTTTGCCGGACGCAAAAATTAAATTGCGTGGCTATGGAGATCCGAATTTTAGCAAGAAGAACCGCGCGCTACGTCAAGCGACAAATGCCCGCGTGCAAGGTAGTTCGTCCATTCAGACGAAAGTGACGATGATTCGTGCCTATGAAATGTGTGAGCGGAAAGAGGGCTGGCGCTTGTGGGCGACCGTTCATGATGAACTGATATTCGAGGCACCCGAAACGTTGACGCACGAAGATATAAAGGACGTATATGACATCATGGTCAATTCGTATCGGTTTGGCGATGTACCGAACGGTACGGACATCGAGATTATGCGTAGGTGGGGCGAAGGTATGACAGTCGATAAATGGTTTGAGTCGCGGTAGAACGAAATTGTGAAGGAGGAAATATCGTGGAAGAAAAAATTATATTCAAGTATTCATGTATCGAGTGCGGTGCAGAGTTCCAAAGTGAAGGCGAAAAGCTAATATATTGTGATTCAGAGAAATGCTTGGATAAAGACCATCGTTTAACTTTTATTACTGAATAGTTCGACCTTAACACGCAATAAATTCGAAAAAGGACGTGATTAATTGAGTCAAGATGTAGCGAATCAGATAGCGCAACACTTTACCGATTATTTAAACGAATGGCACTCGATTCCCGAAGTATTCGATAATGAATTAGACGCGCAGCTTCATCGGTGGTATGCCGAAGTTAAGCCCGTCTTTCCGAAAAAGCCGTACTTCTCGCCGTCGTCGATTAATTCGTGCCAGCGCGAACTATATTTAAAAACGATCGGCGCCAAAAAGGACAACTTTCCGCGCCCGCCCTATCAAGCGCGCTGGACTCGGATTGGAACGGCTATCGGCGACATTATACAGCGCGACCTACTAATCGCGGAACGCCACTACGAGCGCTTAACCGGCAAGCCTGCGCCATTTGTATTTGAGCGCGACGAACAAGGACGTCCAATGTTCGAAGATTTTGCAAAGCGTAACGTTCCAGTCCATTATCGCGGCCATACATTTTATCTATACGGCGCGCCTGACGGCATTATGCGCTATATAACGCCTGATGGCGAAGTTATACGAATTGGCCTCGAGGTCAAATCCAAGCAAACATCCGCAAGCAAAACGTCTGTTTATTCGATGAATGAGGCGGAACTAAAGCACGTCAAGCAAACGATCGGCTATTCGAAAATGTATGACGTTGATTATTATTTGATTCTTTACGTGAACGCGGCTAAAAAGGCGTGGGTTTATAGCGACAGCGATTTCGAAAAGAATCCGGATATTAGGGCGTTCGGTTTACATTTTACGGAAGCCGACCGCGAGCAGCTTTACGAATATGTGGCGGATATATTGGACGCGGTAAAGGCGAAAAAGCCGCCAGCGCTCGATTTAACGAAATGGACGTTCAACAACTTTAAGACGGCGAGCGCTTTGTCGCTAACGGACGATGAATTTGACGAAATTAAAACGTATGTGCGACGAGTATTAAAGTCCGGCTTGCCTAACCATGAGAAGGAACAAACGCTAGACGCTTACGAGTTTATTAAGGAAATACGGGAGAAGGAGGATGTGATTAGGTGAGAAGTATTAGAAAGGCAACGTTAATCGCAAGTGATGATGTAACCGTTGTAAATAAACGTTTGCAAGAAACTATAGATAGCTATAATTCGGAAGGGCTACTTGTCGGAATAGAAAAAGTATTTAGTGATTCTGCGAGAAGAACAGGAAATAATAACCGAGTAAGTCTGTTAGAGATGTTTGTATTAGTGGTTGGTTATGATGAATAATTTCCGAGAGGAGGCGGTCAGATGGACGCATTAGAAGCAGTTGAAAAATTAGCGAAATTGAATGAGCGAATCGACGCGTTAGATTCCGCTTACAATTACTTGTGGGATGAATTCGAATTACGAACTACTGCGCTTTTAATAAGTGAAATTCGAGAGGAATTGAAAGAAGAACGCGGAATACTCGAGGAAAAATTACGGGCGGTGCAATTATGACCCGAATTCTAGCCTTCGACATATCCGCAAGCCCCGGCGTCGCCGTCCTCGAAATCAAAAAGAATCAACCGCGACTGCTGTTCGCCGATTCCATCAAAACGGACAGCAAGACGCCCGACAGCCAACGCTTCGCCTACGTTGAAGCCTTCGCCATTAAAACGATCCATGAATACGGCCCATTCGACCATGTGATTCGCGAACATTTTACGAAGGGCAGTTCGAAACGCTCGACGCAACTAGTATTCGGCTCATGGGCGATGATAGATTCGGCGCTTGGTCGCTACGGTTATAAAGTGGACGCGGAAATAACGCCCACGTCCGTCAAAAAAATCGTCGGCGGCAAAGGCGGTGCGGAAAAGAACGAAGTGGCGGATGGCGTACGGCGCATCTTAAAATTACCCGCGGACTATGCGTTCAAGTCGGACGACGCGAGCGATGCGGTGGCGATTGCGCTGGCTTGGGCGATAGATAGCGGTTTAATAAAGCGGAAGGAGTGATCGGATATGGTAGAAATTATTGCGACTATTATTAGCGTAGCTTTAACGTTTGGTGCTTATTTACTCGTCGCGCTTGGCGCATTGACGCTAGCGGGCGCAACTATCGACTTTTATAGCGTCAGCATAACGATATTAACAACGATGATAACCGGATACTTTATTGTAGCGTTATTAAAGGCGGTACATTCGAAATGAGTTTGCTGGCGGATTTAGAACGGATGCTGGCGGACTTAAATCGTCAGCTTGAGGAAAATGGCGAAGATATAGCACGCTATAACGAGCGCTTGCAGGAGTTATATCGCGAGCGAATCCGCATATATGACGGAATTGTCGGCATTGAAGCCGAGATTAAAAAGCAACGAAAAGAAACGGAGGAATCAGATTGACAACGTTATTAACCGATCATTTTATCGAAAAATATCCGGATTTCCCAGCGCACATGAATGCGCTAGGACAATTCGTTTACTACCGCACCTATTCGCGATTTTTGCCCGAAAAGAAAAGACGCGAAACATGGAAGGAAACATGTCGCCGAGCAACGGAATATAACGTTGGGCTTGCGGTAAGGCACCTCGAAAAAATCGGTTATAAGGTCGATTACGAGAAATATCGCAAAGAGGCGGAGGAATTCTTCGATAATATGTTTAATCTTCGCCAATTTTTAAGCGGACGCACACTTTGGGTAGGCGGTGCTGATGGCGGAGTAGCCGAGAAATATCCGCTATCTAATTTTAACTGCTCATACGTATCGATTCGCAGCTGGGACGACTTATGCGATTTATTTTATTTGTTACTTGTCGGTAAGTGAAAACCTGTGCCGACATTAAACCGTGTGAACCGCTGCCAGCGGGTGTCTACGAAAGTAGGCTAACGGGGAAACCTTAACGCTTTTGGCGAAGGCAATCCCGTGCCAAGCGTCTAATAGTCGCCTAAATGGAGGCGATAATATGGAAAATTGGAAACCGGTAAAAGGATACGAAGGATTATACGAGGTAAGCGATTTTGGGAACGTTAGAACTCTTGATCCGCGACACTATCAAACAGTAAAAACACAAAAGAAAAACAAGGACGGACATATGCGCGTATGGCTTTCACGTAATTCAAAGAAGCGACCGTTTTTCGTACACCGTCTTGTCGCAATCAGTTTCATACCCAATCCTGAAAATAAGCCAGTTGTAAATCATATTGACGGAAATCCTTCAAATAACCACGTCAGTAATTTAGAATGGTCAACACGTTCCGAGAACGATAAGCACGCATTCCGTTTAGGCATGCGAAAGCCATCAAACGGTGGAACAAATAAATATGTTGTCCGAATAGACAAATCCGGGAAAGAAGTCATTTATGATTCAATGTTACGAGCAGCTAGAGAAAACGAGTTAAGTGTTGGACTAATTTCGTACTACACGAAAACAGGGCGACAATACGGTAATTATAAATGGCGACTATTAGACGAAGGTGTAACGACTATCCGAAAGGAGTAGGGCGGTAGATTGGCAACCGTTCGAAGCGCACGGGACGTTAATTAACGTCAAGATATAGTCTGTGCCCGTAGAAATACGGGATTCTCCGACAGGAGTAGGTTTCAAAAGCACGAAAGAATTTGCGTCTAAAATGGCGCCCATTAGAACGAATGTGGAAGTTATCCATGAGCCGTATGTACAGCGCTATCCAATCGTTAAAGAGCCGAATACCGCGCTTTATATTATAAAAGACGGTAAAAAGGCGGTTATACATGTCGGCGACTCAAAGGAAGGCTGGGTTGAGGCGTTACGGAAGTTTTTCGACGTACTAACCAAGCGGGAATACGAGAGCGTTGAGCAAATCGGAATATTTTACGATTATATTCGTCCAAAGGGTGCACGCCTTTATACATTCGGCGGTACGGCATCAGGTCCTGAACCTTTGCGAGAAATGTTCGAAGGCATTACGAAGGTTTTGCGTAATGAACTCGATCCATCGCTTGCGCCGTTAGAGGACGCAGGCAACGGCTATAAGCGTGTTCGTCCGATTCACGTTCTCGACATCGGAAATTTAATCGGAAATAACGTCGTTGTGGGCGGTGTTAGAAGAACGGCTGAGATATTCTTATTTGACGCGGACGATTACGAGTCTATGTTCGCAAAATACGGAATTAACGGCATATGGGACGAAGAAAAGCACCGCGCCGTTATTAATAAAGTCCGCGAAAATGGATTAGATAAAATAGCGGAATGGCTCGAATCTTTACCGCTACATGATGCGAACGCGCGACCGTTACATCATCGTCGCATGTCGAACAATTCCATAGCGTTCGAATCAAAGCCTTCGCGCGAACTATTGAACCTAGTATTTACGATGATGCAGGCGGAAGGTGAGCCGGGCTTAATTAACTTGGAAGAAGCGAAGCGTCGCCGTCCTAATGCGGAAGGCATAAATCCATGCGCCGAGATTTTGCTCGATTCTTACGGCGTTTGTAATTTAACGACAGTAAACCTTGCACAGTTTGTCGTTCCTAATTTTCACGGCGGCTATGTGCTAGACGAATATTTACTTTATGAAGCACAGCGCAAATCAGCGCGCGCAGGCTTGAGAATGACATTGGCGGAATTAGAATTACCGCATTGGAATAGCGTTCAGCAGCGCGATAGATTGCTCGGCACTTCATTAACCGGTGTTAAAGACGCGATGGCGATGCTTGGATATGATAGCGAAAAAGAAGCGCAACTAATTCGCAGGCTCGGAGAAATTGCCCGTGAAGAAGCCGATCGTTATGCAAAAGAATTGCGCGTCAATGCACCGCTATTAGTAACGACGGTTAAGCCGGAAGGCACCATTTCGCAAGTGGCGGGCGGAGTATCAAGCGGACTTCATTATTCGCACTCGCCATATTATATTCGCCGTATTCGCATTAACGCGGCCGATCCGTTAGCAAAAGCCGTCCAATCTATCGGCTGGAAGGTTTATGCGGAAGTAGGTACGGAAGGCATTATCGACCCGAACGAATTAGCCAAGCCGGAGATAATCGAAAAGGCACGAACGCTCGTTATCGAATTTCCAGTTGCAAGCGGTGCAAATAAAACGAAAGACGACGTTTATGTCGCCGAGCAATTCGATACGTACTTTAAATTTCAGCGGAATTATACCGAACATAACTCGTCCAATACGATTCATGTACGTCCACATGAATGGGCGGAAGTAGAATCGATTGTTTATACGAATTGGGACGATTTTGTCGGCGTATCTTTCCTCGCACATGATGGCGGAACCTATACGCTGGCGCCATACGAGGCTATTACGAAAGAGCAGTACGAGGATATGGTTGCGAAATTAGTACCGTTTAAGGCGGATATTCTTGAAAAATTTGAAACGGGTGAGGATAGCGACCTTGAAGGAATGGACGGCTGCGAAGGTGGAGTTTGTCCTATCCGCTAATTAATGCGCGATCTATTTGTATGGAACGTATTATTAATAAAGGGCGTCCTTATGGCGCCCGCCTAGGAGGCGAATAGAATGGCGTTCTTCGGAATCTCCGCTAAAAATCCCGCACAAAAACGAGCGTTGCAGGCGCTCACTAACGATAAGCCCTTCACGTTTTTAACCGGACCGGCAGGCACGGGCAAGTCGCTCGTTGCGCAGGCGGTCGGCCTAGAGCATACGATTGAAAAGCCGCGCTATCGCAAGCTAATCTATACGCGACTTCAAATGCAAGTCGGCATGGACGTCGGCGCGCTGCCCGGCGACTTGAACGAAAAAACCTACCCGTTTGTTGCGCCATTCATGGACAATCTCGATGTCATGACCGCCAAGCCAAGCGAATTAAAGAAATACTTTGCGGAAGGCGACGACGACAAGCGCAAGATATTTTTCGATAGCATACAGACCGTGCGCGGCCGTTCGATTAATCACGCCTATTTAATGCTAGATGAAGCGCAGAATTTGGACGTGCATACTATCGCCGCCATCGCGACTAGAACGGCGATTAATGCGAAATTCGTCTTTATCGGAAACTTTGCGCAGATTGATACGCCTAAATTGCGCAATATCAAGACGAACGGACTATATCGGCTATTGAACGGACTTTACGAGCGTGGGGCGTATGAATATTTCGATCACGTGAATTTGACGGAAGTACAGCGCCATCCAGTCGTCGAGATTGTCGAGGATATATTGCGGAATCATGAAATGGCAACGGAGTTTGCCGAGTTGGAGGCGCGAGGTAATTAGCGCGGTGACGGCTCGAAATTAGATTTTGCGGAGTATTATTTAGTAGGGATGACGGCGGGCGTAATGGCTCGCCGAATATTTAACCGAAAGGAAGGCGATTGAATGAGCGACAAACTATATAAGGCGAAGATAAACGGCTTGTACGTGAAAAATGCGTCTGAATTCTTTAAGGAAATTTCGTTAACGCCTGATAGGAAAAAAGCGCAATACCTAAAGGAGAAAGAAAAAGATTATTTATTAAAACATTTACCAACCGCGGAAATTAAGTCTTATTCAATTATTGATGACGATGATTTTTAAAAGGAGGTAAACGCAAATGAACGTTAATATCAAACGGTTACACCCCGACGCAGTCATTCCGCAATACGCCCACGAAGGCGATGCCGGCTTTGACCTCGTAGCAGTTGAGGACGTCATTATCGAGCCAGGCGAAACCGCACTCATACCGACTGGCCTATCCTTCGAAATACCGCCCGGCTACGAGTTGCAATTACGCCCACGATCCGGCATCACCTTGCGGACAAAATTACGCGTACAGCTTGGCACGGTCGATTCAAACTATCGCGGAGAAATCGGCGTGATTGTGGACAACATCTTCCGCGAAACATCGTTAGCGTACCGCAACAGAACGTATTATACCGATGGTTCTTCGGTAAAAAACGAAAACAGCAATGACGTAAACGGTACGTACATCATCCGAAAAGGCGACCGCATAGCGCAAGGCATTATCGCACCCATCACGCAGGCACATTTCGTCGAGGTTTCGGAATTGAGCGAGACAGATCGAGGCGAAGGTGGCTTCGGAAGTTCGGGCGTTAGGCTGCGCAAAGAATCTCGCAAACTATCGGACTACCATACGGAAACGACGATTTATTTAGACGAGGAGGATGCGGATTGAACGTCAATCTAATAGCACATACGCAATTAAGCGGTAAGTTTTTATCTAATCTTCCGAGCGAAACGTGGTTGTGGAGTAACGGCGAACCTAAAAATGGAGAGTCGGTCGCCCTGACCGCCATCCGAACGTGCTATTCCGCAAATAAGCCGTCCGAGATAGTCGCAAAGGAAGGCGCTAAATATTTCGGCAAGCCTGCGACGGACGGCGAGGGCGGTACGGAAGCCGACCGACTCATACGGCATATTGTCCGTAGCAAGCATTTAAGTACGCTCGAGCATTTAACGTTTACGTTCGCAATAGAAGGCGTTAGTCGTGCATTATTGGCGCAATTAACGAGGCACCGCGTCGGTTTTAGCTTTAGCGTGCAATCGCAACGCTATGTAAGATTCGGCTCGGACGATAAGTCGGGCGGTTTCGATTATGTGACGCCTGACAGCATCGAAGAACGGGTGGTTTATCAAGACTTTATGGAATATGCGCAAGAAACATACGATAAATTGCGTAAATTAGGCGTTCCAGCGGAAGATGCTCGGATGGTCCTGCCGCAAGCCGCGACGACTAACCTCGTTATGACCGCCAACCTTCGTGCTTTGCTTGACTTCTACGCAAAACGGCGCCCAGGCAACGGCGCGCAGGCGGAAATCGCCGACCTTGCCGAGTGCTTAAAAGCGGAAATTATAGCGGTCGAGCCATGGACGGCGCCGTTCTTCAAAGGCGGTGATGCGAATTAGTATCGTAGCAAAGTTCGCATTGTTTACGCAATTCATGAGCGTATTTACGCCGACAACCTATTCCGTCCTTACTAGCGCGGAGGCACAAGCGGAATATTGGCAGAATCAAGCAGACGATTGGCAAACGTTCGAGGCGACCGCCTATACCGCGCGTTGCGAAGGCTGTACGGGCATTACCAAGACGGGCTATGACGTACGCCATACGATTTATGCGGAGGATGGGCGGCGCGTGATTGCGGTTGATCCGTCAATTATTGCGCTAGGCTCGACGGTTGAAATACGGATGGCGGACGGCAGAACGTTCGAGGCGGTGGCGCTCGATATTGGTGGCGCAATAAAGGGCGAGCGAATCGATATTTTAGTAGATACGAAGAATGACGCATATCAATTCGGTAGGCAGGACGTTGAAGTGCGGATATTAAACGAAGGAGGGGCGGAATAATGCATCCGATTTATACAACGTATTTGGATATTAACGATAATGTAGAGGAAGTAATTCGAGTATTTGACCGGTTAAAGATTCCGTTCAAACTAGAAACGGAAAGAAGAAAAGTACGAATTTTTGAACACGCTAATCATACGGCAGAAAGGTTGCAGTATAAATTAACGATATTAAGCGAAGGAGGGGCGGAATAATGGACGGTATGAAATTTCGCATAGGCGCAGTCGATTATGAAATAAAAGAGGTTGCGGATTTGCACGATAAAGGCGAAGAATTGCTCGGCTGGGTAACGTATAACGACTGTTTGATTCGTATAGATTCGGCGTCATCCAATGAGCGAAAAAGGAACGTAATTATACACGAGTTATTACACGCCATGTTGTACGAGGCCGGATATGACGAGCAGGACGAGGAAATGGTTAGGCGTTTAGGGAACGTGCTAGCGCAAGTTTTACGAGACAATGATTTCGGATTTATGCGAAATAAGAAAACGGAGATTGAAATAGTAGGAGACGATGGATATACCTATATAAAAAAGATAAGGGAGGCCGATTTGTTTGAGCGAAATTAAGCAACCAAAAACGCATTTAATTGCTGACGAATCATTGGGCGGCATTTTACGGGAATATGTCGAGGTGGATAGGGTTGCGGAGGAAGGTGACGTTGTTTTATACGAAAAACTTGACGCATATTACAAAGTTAATAGGCTCCCGCAACAAGAGGACGACGATTGCCTTACGATTGTTAAGGCTGTAAATTCATCGCTTATTGGAGAGACGGCTTACGCAGGGCGCTTAGATTATTTTAAAACCCTCGAACCGACCGACATCGTTCAAATCGACGGACGTCGCTACCGCCTAGTCGACCGCAAGGCGGAAGTCGGCGAGAAGGTTATCGTCGTTAAGAACGATTCAAGCGGGTTTAACGTCGGATTTATTGGCGAAGTCTCGGAAGAAATCGCGGATGATCCCGCGGTAATTATTAATGGGGCATACGGTCATTATCACGGAGATTATCGCGTCCTCGAAGCAATCGTAACCGCAACCGAAGGCGACCAAAAGAGCATTATCGACCTATTGGCGAATTTAGCGGAACGATTGACGAAATTAGAACGCAAAGTTGACCGCCTCGGCGACGCAAACGAGCAAGCGATAACCGCGGTCGCGCGTAATGTAGAAACATGGGCGGAAGAAATTGAACGTTTAAAGCATGCGCAGACGGAATCAGCCGCCGTAATAACGATGGACGCGAAGGCGCTGGCAAAACTAATCGCGGAGGTGAAAGCGGAATGAGTAGCGAACAAGCCGTCCTAAAAATCGCCATAACGGGCAAATTCCGTTCCGGCAAAGACAGAGTGGCATGGCGTTTGTTCTATCAGCACGACTTTGCGCCTCCGATTGCGTTCGGCGACAAGCTAAAGCGTACCGTCCGCGATCTATTGCCGTGGCTGGGCGACAACAAGCCGCGCGCCTACTATCAGCGCTTCGGACAGCTAATGCGCGAACATTTTGACGAGGATATATGGATAAAGCATGCGGCTCAAACCGTTCAATATTACGAAGGTTTAAAAACGACGCGCGGCATCGTTATTTCGGACTTGCGCCAGCCGAACGAATATAAATGGGCGAAGGCGAACGGCTTTATGATTATCCGCGTTAATGCGCCGGACGAATTGCGGATTGCTCGCGCGAAAGAAGCCGGCGACGATTTCAGCGCAGAGGATGTGGCGCATGAGACCGAGCAGCATGTTGATAAATTTGCGGTAGATTACGAGATAAGCAACGATGGCACGCTGGCGGAACTTTATGCGCAAGTGGACGGGATTATTGCGGAGATTGAGCGAAAAGGGGCGGTTTAATGACGTTCAAATACGTATCATTATTTTCGGGCGTTGGCGGTTTTGAGCAGGCTTTAAACAAACTCGGAGGCACTTGCGTCATGGCATCCGAAATTGATAAATACGCGAATATTGCTTACGAAATTCTCTACGGACATAAGACGGTTGGCGATATTACGAAGGTAGCCGCCGAGGACGTGCCGGATCACGATTTACTTGTCGGCGGTTTTCCTTGCCAAGCGTTCAGCGTGGCGGGCAAACGTTTAGGCTTTGACGATACGCGCGGTACATTATTTTTCGAGATTGCCCGTATTGCGCAAGCGAAACGACCAAAAGCGCTATTGCTCGAAAACGTAAAAGGTCTAGTCGGTCATGACAGGGGCAAGACGCTTGATACGATAGTTCAAACGCTTAATGACATCGGCTATACGGTTGATTTCGAGGTACTAAATTCGAAATATTTCGGCGTACCGCAGAACCGTGAGCGTATTTTTATTATCGGAATCCGCGACGATTTAATCGAGCAGACGCCGTGGAATATCGGCAAGCGAACGGATGTTGTCGCGAAGGGCAAACGAAGAATAGCGCAGATAGACGGCGTTAAAACGTTTAATTTCGATTGGCCGCCGCAAGAGGAAGTTACGACGAGATTGCGTGACATACTCGAGCCTAACGTGGACGAGCGTTTTTATTTGAGCGAGGAAAAGACTGCGAAATTAGTGGCGCAGTTGGAGGATAAGAACATTATGGAATCTACGGGTGTTGAGTATTCGCGAAAAACGGGTGTTGGTAGCACGCGAGAAATAGCAATTTGTCTATCCGCAAGTGATTGGCGCGGTCTCAACCGAAACCAAACGCAAACTGCGGTAGCAGAACCGCAAATTCTCGGTCACATCGACATAAAAGGTCATGACGCAATAAAAGGCGATTACAGCGCGGAAGGTGTATCGCCAACCTTAACGACAATGGGCGGAGGACATCGCGAGCCAAAGATTGCGGAAGTACGCCCCGTCCTAACGCCTGACCGCATGAATAAGCGACAAAATGGGCGTAGATTTAAAGATGATGGCGAAGAATCGTTTACACTTACCGCACAGGATCGTCACGGAATCGCCATTCGAGAAGCAACGAAACAAGGCTACGCAGTCGCCGAGGAAGGCGACGCAGTTAATATCCAGTTTCCGAATAGCAAAACACGGCGCGGAAGGGTCGGAAAGCAAATCGCGCAAACGCTCGAGGCAAGCGGAATTAATCAAGTGGTAGTAACACCGCGCTATCGCATCCGTAAACTCACGCCGCGCGAGTGTTTCCGCCTTCAAGGGTTTCCGGATTCAGAGTTCGATAAGCTGGCGGCAAACGGCATTTCGAATTCGCAACTTTACAAAATGGCGGGCAACGCGGTCACGGTAAACGTAATAGACGCGATAGGTAGGCGTCTATTACCGTTCATCCACTAAATCAAACGCTCGCCAGCGCACGCCGTTATAATCGACGAATCCGACGTCCTCGAACATAAATGGCGCATCCGCCAAGTTAAGCGCCAACTTACGCGCAATATGCTTGCCGACGCCACTAACGTAGCCGCGCTTGTCTACTTTGGCGGCGGTGGCGTTCGCGGCTTTAGCGAGTTCTTGTTTGGCGATGCCGATGCGCTTTAAATCGACGTCGACCGACGTTACGACGTATTGATAAGCGCTTACTTTTAATTCCGCTTTGGCGGCGCTATTTAAACGCAGGCGTCCGTATTTGTCGATAGATAGATAACTTTGACGATTGCCTACGACAATGATCGGTTCTAATGGCACGGTTAAATCACTCCTTTAACGCTATTATATGCGAGGAGTAAACGAAATGCAAGGGGGCGGAAATTTGAATAAATTTAACGAATTATTAGGAGTACGTGACAATTACGAAGCACCGTCTAAATTAATGGCGATTCTTTACGATAAAGAACGACGTGAATTGCTATTCCGCGAGTTTTTAGAAGCGTTCAATTATGACGTTTCATATGATTGGTTTCACGAATATTTCCAATCCGAGCATGCGGACCGCCGCGTTAAAAAGCAAGACTTTACGCCTCAAAGTGTCGCTAATCTATTAGCGCATTTAGTGGGCGACCATAATAACGGCCTTCATTATGAACCTTGCGCAGGCACTGGCGGGATGACAATAGCTGCGTGGAATCGAGATCGCTATCAGCATAGCCCGTTTGACTATCGTCCATCATGGTACGTTTATCATTGCGAAGAATTGAGCGACCGTGCCATTCCGTTCTTGTTGTTCAATCTGATTATACGTGGAATGAACGCTGTTGTTGTGCATGGCGACGTCCTTTCACGAAAATCATACGGCGCATTTTTTGTACAAAACGACAAGGACGACCATTTGCAGTTTTCGTCGCTTAACGTATTGCCTTATTCGGAACAAGTAGCACGTCACTTAGCTGTTGAATGGGCGGAACATCGCTATCGTCCTCTAGTGGAATCGCCGGCGGAAATGCCTGCGCATATATTGAATCCGGTGCCTCGCGGACATGTTAGCGATTTGACGCGGTTAGTCAATACGTTGGCAGGCGTAGAGGAGGCGGTCTAGTGGGCGCGGTTAAAACGCATTTACCGCCGCTGGAAGTATTTGAACGCTACGAGCCGCGCGTACAATTCAATTTAATTCGGGGTTATCATCGCAAGATGGCCGCAAAGCACCGATGGTTTATTCGCGAATTTGAAGGCGATTGCTACTATATGGACGGAGATGAACTTCCGAAAATAGACGCAGTATCATACGAAATATTTGACTGCTGGTGGACGCCGACAGAATGGAACATTAGGCCCTATATTTACCGCATTTTTAATGATGTAGTAACGGAAGAATATCGTGCCGAACGGTCGCTTCCGTTTCCGGACAATCATGTTGGCTTGACGGTCGGCTATCGGCGAAATGGCGAATGGATATGGAAGTATTATGACGAGGGCATGCGTACATTTCATCGTACAAAAGAAGGATGGTACACGCTGAATAATGGTATTTATACGCGGTATTATGCGAGTGATGGACGCATATTAATTGGAACATTTGGAAATGAAATACCGGTCAAAGGCGTTTTAAATGGCGAAATATTGCCAGTATTAAAAGGAATGAAGGCGAAGAAATGGCGAGGATTTTATGACGATGATATAGAGCATGTTCTACAAACAGTTAGCATAGATCGGAGGTATTTGTAAATGGGCGCAGTTAAAACGGACACTAACGCCAACGAACGCGCACTAGAATCACGCTACATGGCGCTAGATAATGCGGACGGCGTCCGACGGCTTTTGCGCGACGTTCATGCGTTGCACGAGCGCCAATATGCCGGCGATTATGATGCCGTCGTGCTGCTGGCGGATTTAGAAACGGCAATCGAGCGCGCGGGCTTGACCGAGCGACAGCGTCAGGCACTAGCGCTTGTATATGGCGCGGATATGACGCAAGAAAAAGCAGGCGAGCAACTCGGCATTTCGCGGGAAGCGGTTAAAATTTACGTAGAAAGTGCGACTAAAAAGATTGCGGAAGTGTACGAGGCGTGGGCGTGGATGGGCGAAGGGTATAGGAGGCAGACGAATGAATATTAACGTTAAAATAGATAAGCTATGGGCGGAAACGAAGGCGGGCAAGATACCGCGCGAGCAACGATTTAACGCGATTGAACGATTAATTGACGATTATATAGAGGCGCATGGCAAGCGACCCGAGCCGGCGCAGTTGGACCGACTAGCGACGCTATGTCTTTACGAGGAAGTGACGGATAATGACCGCATGAAAATGCGTAATAACGAGTTTCCAATCGCAAGCGACCGTCAACTTGAGAGGCGCGATGCAGAGTTGGTAGGCGAAACATGGGCGGAAAGTATTGCGGTGGATGGACGCGATCATGCGAAACAGACGAGGAATTATCGGCGTAAATTACGGAATTTGTAAGGCGGATTATACCATTTTAGGACGTTTTGTGGCTATACCTAGTGAAGGAGAAAAGACGCCTAGTCTTTCCGCAAATTGCGAGATTTCTCGTAGACGATAACATCATCTTCGCAGAAAAGAGGTAGGCGCCCGTTATCTACACGCATAATTTCAGGCGGAAAGTCTGCGTGCCTAGTCGACCAATTATTGACGACCTGGCGCGAGACTTTCCACCGCGTGGCTAAATCGGATTTAGATAAAAGTTTCGGAAAGTTTACGTCCATTTTGCGTACACCTTCCGAATGTCTGATTCCGTTGCTTTGCCTTCGATGAAGTCGACAATGGCGTCAATGACTTCGTCAAATCCAGCTTCGCCTATTTCCGATTTTAGGATGCGTTCTTGTTCGAGCATTATTTCGTTCCAATGAGCGCGTTCATTTCCGGTGCCGTGGATTTCTCCGAGTTGATGGTAGTGGATGTTAAGGTTGATTAAGCGGTCAAGTGTCGTCATTATAACGCACATCCTAGATCGGATTTAATTTGTTTAGCGATACGTACATGTTGATTATATTCTTTGATAAGGTTGTTTTTGCTCCAAGCTGGACCATTATGAGTTTCAATCATTTCTTTAATGCTAGCGGCGATTCTTTCAACTTTCGCTAATTCTTTTTTAAGTTCTTTGATTTGATATGTTTTCATTTTAATCGACTCCTTTAAATTTGATTTATCTTTACTTCTTGATTTTATTATATCACCTATTGTTTACGCTGTAAACACTTTTTTATTAAATTTTTTTATTTTTTACTGGAGCCGTGTTGGACGTTGACGTGCTAATTAACGTCTATATTTTTAAGGGCGGTGAAAACGAATGAATATAATCGTATGCGATAATTGCCAGCGCAAAATTTATACGGAAACTAATGGATTTAAATTAGGACAGCCGTTTATGCTAACGGTTACGCAGCAAGAAGGATTTAACGCATATAAGCACGACCTTAATCAAGAGCCGGTCCGGCATTTTTGCAGCAGACGATGTCTAGGCGAATATTATACGAATACTCCATAGTTCGGATGTAATAAAATTTAGGGCGGTGTATAAAATGAGTTATCGGTTTAAATGGATTTATTTAGATAAAGAAAGACCGGAAGGTTGTTGTTACGATTGTAGAATGAAATACGGAGATTTTCCAGATATGATAATTCCAGACGAACTGTGGGAGAAAATTAACCCAACACATGTAGATGGCGCAGGATTATTATGTCCTACTTGTATAGCAAATCGTCTTGATTATCTAGGTTTATGGTATTCCGATAATTTATTTTCTCTATCAATTAAGAAATGAAGTAAAATGGCGGTGCTTCGGCGCTGCCTTTATTAATTATTTTAACGGAGGCGATTACGTGAACGCACAGTATTTTTATTGCTATTCTCCGCGATTAAAAGAACGTTTGCTAGCGGAAGGCGAACGTTTTATTTGCGTCGGCTTGAACGAATCAACCGGCAAGAAGTTTTGGCTATTTCCGCAGACGGAACGGCTTGGCGCCGTCATAACGGAATGGAAAGCGCGCAAGTAGCGCCATTTCCTTATTTTAAACGAACGACAGTATAAACGGAGGATGATACGATGGAGGACCGAAAAACGAACGCCCTGCCGTTTCAAACGACGATGGGCTTTGCGGCAATACCGACCGCCGTCTGCAAGTATTACGTCAGGCATCCGAAATTTACGCCGGCCGTTGAGCGGATCTATCGCTATTTATTGCAGCGACACAATGCCGACTATGGCTATGCGTGGCCGAGTTGGTCGGTCATTATGCGCGAAACGAATATCGGATCAAAGCAGACGGTACAGCACGCGCTAGATGCGCTGGAATACCTCGAACTTATCAAGCGGAACAAGCACGACAATGAAGGCGGATTTGCGAACAATTATTACGTGTTTTTGGCGCCGATTGAGGACGAGGACGAGTTTATGCGCAGATTTGGCGCAGAACTCGGACATAAGCGGAAAAAGAGCGCGCAGAAGAAGGCGGAAGATAACGATTTGGAGTCGTGGTTATGACGTACCCTAGTACGATAATCGTACCACCTAGTACGATAAGTGTACCGCCCTAGTACGATAATCGTACTCTATATATCTTTATATATAAATATCTATATATAAATACTTATATATTTGCGTCCATATTCGCTTACGCTCATATGTCCGCGGATTATTTATTTTTAAATAATAGCGAAAGTATATACATGTATGGGTATCTTCGCTGATGTTTTTATATGAAAGATTATTCGAAGAAGTATAGGGATAGGTTGGCCGCCGCTATATTTGCGAGGTAGTGGCGGTAAGTCCACTCGGCTTTTTGTTCGCATAATAGCCCGCATATTACGTTTCAATATCCGCGGGTTTCATTTAATAGTAGGAACGCGTCAATGGGCGGTTATGTGCCGTAATAGGTCGGCGGGGCATATGCACGGTCTATTTCCGCTAAATCATCTGCGAGCGCCCGTCCGAGCGGACGACCGTTCCAAACTCGAGGGGCTAGCCGATCATATGCCCGCTTTTATGCAGATTATATGCACGCGCGGACCGTCCGCCTTATGCAAAAAGTACGGGAAATAATCGGCATGCTGGGCGCTATAACCCGCGCCATACCTAGCGTGTATAAAACCGTGCATAATCGATAAAATTTGAACGTGCTGAAAACGTTGATTTGACGCGGTTTTTGAGAACGGTCAACTTCCCGAAATTAATATTATGTAAACTATATTCCGCATGTTTATACCGATTTTTGCATGCGGTTTTTTGTATTTATGCAAATAAACGTAAATTTAAAACGTTTCTTGGACGGAAAGCCGCATACCCCCAAGCACCCCTTCCGCGAGGGCCGCGACTGACGTTCAGAACTTGCGCACAATTTTTCGTACTCGATACGCTAACGAAAGGAGGAAACGCGAAATGGCATACGTAAATGGCGAATGGCTCGACCGCAACCAACGCGCCAAACGCATCGATTTGCTAACGGAACGCATACGCAAACTAGCGGCACTAATCAAGGCGGGCAAAGCAACGGACTACCACGTCGATACCTTCCGCAAAGATAAGGCGGAATTAGTCAAGCTAAAACGCGTACATCGGGCGGAAGTAGACATCGCCTATTTCACGTATGAATATTTAAGCGACGCAGCGAATCCGGAAAATGACGACAATGTCATAAGGCACGCGGACGATGGCACGCCGCATGATCCAATTGAAAAAATAGCGCCGATTCATCGGGAATTTTACGACCTTTGCGACTACGTGAACGACGTTGATCGTAATGCGCGTCTAGCCATAGCGGCCGCGCGTGGACATAATAAGTCCGGTACATTTTCGAACGCGTTTCCGTTGCACCAGGTCGCCTATCGTAAGCGTAAATACGTGCTGATAATTTCGGAAACGGACTCGCTATCGAAAAAATTAATCGGATGGATAAACAAGCAGCTTAAATTCAATCAAAAGCTGCGCGACGATTTTGGACCGTTAATGCACGAGCAAGCGACGCGCAACGAAAAGGATAACGAAGAAGCATTCATCACCGCGACAAATACATTGGTTGAAGCGTCCTCCGCAGGTAAGCAATTACGCGGTAAAAGGCACGGTGCGCGCCGCCCTGACCTCGTCATTATAGACGACCCTTCGTCCATGAACAACGAAGGCACAAAAGAAGCGCGAGAAAAGTTAGTTCATTGGTTTAACTCGGTCGTGGTTCCGATCGGTTCGAAATCGACGGCAATCGTTTTGGTCGGAACGATGGTAAGCGCGACAGGGCTACTAAACCACGTACTAAAGCGCAAAGATTTTAAATCGTCGTTTCACGGCGCCGTTATTAGCGAGCCAGCCAATCCGAAGCTATGGGACGAATATTGCGAACTTTATGCGCGTGCGGAATCAATGGAAGAAGTCGACGCATTTTATGAGGCGAACAAAGATGCTCTTGAGGAAGGCATTGAACTCGCGTGGCCGTGGCGGTGGTCTTATCGCGCACTTATGCACGAAAAGGTAAACATGGGAACACGCGCATACAATTCGGAATATCGTAATCTAGCATTTAGCGAGGACGAGCAATTCTTCTTTCCGGAAAACTATGCGAAATATCATTATTATCATGAGAACGGCGTTACGTTCGTTGTTTACGAGGATTTAAAGATTCCGCTTAATGATTTATTCGTCGTCGGCGCATGGGATATTGCGATGGGTAAAAATAAGCGGTCGGACTATAACTCTATCGTTATTGTAGGCAAGCACGCGCCGACCGGTCATATTTTCGTGCTAGACGAACACTCAACGAAAGAACCTGCGCACGTTTATATCGATGTATGCTTGGAGAAAATCAAGCGATTTAATATTCGTGTCTTTTGCGTAGAAACAATAAACGCCTATCACGAATTCTACCGCCAATTACAGGAAAAGGCGCGCGCCAAAGGAATCTATCGTTGTCGCATTGACGATATAAAATCACATAAATCATCGAAGGAACAACGGATTGAATCGCTCGAGCCATTATTCCATAATAAAACGCTTATTTTGAACGATAGACATACGTTGCTGCTCGATCAATTAGCGCAATACCCGTTCGGCGACCACGACGATGCTCCGGACGCACTTGCAACCGCCGTAAGCAACGTATTTAAGCCGAAAGCAAGGGTAACGACAAAGCCAACGTATTTATAAAAGGAGGATGATAAAACGTGTCTACAAGGCGATTAAAGGCGTTAGAAGCGAAATTAGACGCAAGAAAACGAAAGGCAGCGTATTTACTAGTAGAAAATGAATTACGCGAAACGGGCGACAAACGTTCGCAAGAAGATATAGCGAAAGAGGTCGGCGTTGTTTATAAAACGCTATGGGAGTGGCGGACGAAAGACCCAGTATTTATCGAATATAAAAATGCGCTAGCGGACGACTTCCTTGCGGAAAAGCGTGCGCATGTTTACGCGCAATTGATGAAACTAATCGACGGACCGCAGCCGTCTGTTAAGGCGCTAGATTTATATTTGCGCCGTTTCGGATTACTCACGGAAAAACAAGTTCAAATTACGGAAGATAGCGGAAGCAACCGCAGTAACGATGATTTAGAAAAAGAACTCGAGGAATTGGACGAGCTATTAGGCGACGACGAACAATAAACGAAAGGAGGTCGCATGAATGGCGTTATTTCAAAAAGGCGCACAATTTCCGCCTGCCGAGGATATTGAGCGGCTCGCCAAATACGAGCGCATGCGCAAACTATTCGACGGAAATCTATACGAAGTCTACGAGCGCGCCACGCAAGTATTAAAGGATTCGCCGCAAGCCGAGCAATTAAAAAAGCTATATATTGCGATTAACTTGGCGGACATTATCGTAACCAAGCCCGCCGACTTGCTCGTTGGCGATTCGCCGGCATACGAAAGCGGAATGCCCGACGATTCGGCGGAACAAAAAGCGCTGAATGCCTACGTCGAGGAAAATGATCTAAATGTACTTATACACGAAAGCGCAACGGCCAATGGCTATCGCGGCGATTCGTGGATTAAAGTACGCTATGGATACCGCGAAGATTTGACGGAAGTGCGCAATATTTTAAGCGAAGAACAGTTCGCGGAATATTTAGCGAACTATTCGTTGGAGCCGATTATTGAGCATGTACAAGCGAGCGCGGTATTTCCGGAACTAGCGCGAGGCAACGTCAAGAAATTTAAGGCGGTCAACATTGCGACGGTTGAATGGGTGGATAATGGGCGCGAAGAAATACCGTTCTTAAACGTTGAGCGTCATGTGCCAGGCTTTATTCAATACAAGCGCTATAAACTTTATCCGCTAGACGTTGTAAATACGTTCGGCGTGCCGGTTCAACTATTCCGCATTGGCGACGAAGTATCCACGGGGCGCGACGAAGATTTAGTCGAAACGGGATTAACGCATATTCCCGTCTTTCATATTCCTTATAAATCAATCGACGATGATTGGCGCGGTATTGGCGGACTAGAAAAGCTAGAATCCGTTTTTGCGGCGATTAATGACCGTATTGTTCAAATTGATTATATCTTATGGAAGCACAGCGATCCTACCGCATATGGACCGGAACTTGAAGGCAACGAAGGTTCATCAATCGCGTTCGGCGGTCGTTATATACCGGTATCAAAAGACGATGTGGCGCCGGGCTATATGACGTGGAGTGCGCAACTAGATTCCGCGTTTAAAGAACTCGATTTGCTAATATCGACCGTTTTCATTATGTCGGAAACGCCACAATGGCTATTCGGAACGGTCATGGCGGGCGACCAAAAAGGTGGAACAGGAACGTCGCATACGGACAGCACGGCAATTAAGGCACGCTTCATGCCGATATTGAGCAAGGTGAAACGAATACGCAAGCACTACGACAAAGCGATTCGCGACGCACTTTGGACGTGCTATTTATTCGATAAGAATTTCGGAGAGTACGAAGGCGATGCCGTTTATCCGACTATTAGTTGGCGCGATGGCATACCGCGCAACGAAAAAGAGGAAGCGGAAATCATGGAAATACGGACGGGCCGCAAGCCGACGATTGACGTTCACAGCGCCGTCAAGCGTTTGGACGAAGTAGACGACGAGAAGGCAAACGAAATTATTAGCCGTATTGATAGTGACGAAGTTCGCGCTAATGGGTTCGTTGACGGCTCGATATTTAATGGCGGTGAATAATTATGGCGCCACAAATACCGCAACCTGACTACGAATATAACGTTGCACAGTTAGTCGCATATTATAGGCGTGCGCTTGCGGACATACAGCGCGAACTTGACCGTTTAGATTTAACGGACACGAGGCGCGCTCATATGCTCGCCGTCCAACGCGAAATCGCCAAGCTATTAAAGGAACTCGACAAAAAAGCGACGGAATGGGTCGAGCAAAACATTCCGATTGCCGTCGAGGACGGAATCATACGTACGCTTGTCGCATTAGAACTCGTTGCGAATACGGACGAGGCACGCAAGGTAGTTGCGTTTAATCGGCTAAACCGCGACTTAATAGCGACAGCCGTTGCCGATACGCAAGCCGATTTGCTGGCGATTACACAAAACGTTGACCGTAAATTACGCACGGCCATACGTCAAGCGATGGCGTTAAGCGTTCGTACTAATATGACGCAAGGCATTAATGGCGTACGGACAATTCAACGCGATTTTTTAGCGGAAGCGCGTGCGATATTAGGCGACGCATTAAATACTGGAATAATTGACGCAGCGAATCGTCGGTGGAAGCCAACGGTTTATGCGGAAATGGTTGCGCGTACAAAAATGATGCGTACGCACGAAGAAGCAACCGTTAATGAGGCGGTAAGTAGAGGCGCACTATATGGCGTGATTAGTCGTCATGGTGCGACGGATGCTTGCCGTAATTGGGAAGGACGCATAGTAAAGTTGGTGGCGGGCGCGCCAGGTGACTATCCATATGTCGGTAGTCTGCCGCGTCGCGAGATATTTCATCCGAATTGCCGCCATCAAATACTGCCTTTGCGCGATCCTGACCGTTTGAATAATTAATTTACTGCCTTACGGAATGGCGTAAAACTTTCGGTTTTTAAACTTAACAGCCGACGGGCTTTAAACGGGAGGTACGAATATGGAGAAAAAGTTTTTATTACCTTTAAATTTACAGTTTTTCGCTGATGAATCCGTAGATAATGCGGAACAACAACAGCCGCAAGATACGGAAGAAAATAAGCCGGAATCAAAAGTATTCACGCAAGAGGAAATCGATAAAATTATCGCTGACCGTATCGCGCGTGAACGTAAAAAATATGCCGACTACGACGAAATTAAAACGAAAGCAGCCGAATATGAAAAGGCGCTTGAAGAAAAGCGTTTAGCGGAGTTGAGCGAAAAAGAACGGCTGGAAGAAATCGCGAAAAAGTACGAGCAAGAAAAAGAGCAGCTTGCGAAACAATTAGAGGAATTTAAGACGCAAGCGCAACGCGAAAAAGTCGTAAACGCATTTATTAAGGCGGCACCAAGCGTAAACATACCGTCAGACCGAATAGACGCTGCTTTAAAACTTGCCGATTTATCCGCGGTAACAATCGGCGAGGATGGCAAAGTCGAGGGAATTGACGCGGTGTTAACTACGCTTGTTGAGCAATATACATTTTTAGCGGAATCCAAAAAGCCGCAACAAAAGCCGATCGGTGAAAGTACAAATGGACCAAAAGAGGTTGCAGAAAAAACAGCGGAACAATTACTTAAAGAGGCCGCAGAGAAAGCGCGTCGCACGGGCAAGCCCGAAGATTTAGCGGCGTATGCAAAATTAAAGCGTGAATTAGGTAAATAAAGAAGGGCGCCAATTATGGCGTCTTTTTAAATTAAAAAATATTAATCTAGGAGGAATATTAGAATGTCTAAAATTTTATCAGGTGAATTAGTAGGTAAACGCGAATCAGTAGTCGACCAAATTTTACTTTTAAACGAGCATCAAACTCCACTACTAAATCTATTAGGATTTAGCGATCCAGTTTCACAAGTTGAGCATGTATGGTTTGAAGATTCTTTATACGCTGACGAGTCAACAGTAAGTGGCGCTAAATTAGCGGCTGACACTACTATTACAGTAGCAGACGCAGAGCCATTCCGTGCCGGACACGTTGTTAAAATTGGCGAAGAATTATTGAAAGTTACTGCGGTAAATGGTAGCGACTTAACAGTTGTACGCGGATATGCAGGAACAACTGCTGCGGACATCGCAGACGGCGCTCAAATCGAAGTACAATTCGTTGAAGGGCAAGAAGGTGCTGACGCTCGCGAATCTCGCTACAAAGCCCGCAAGCGCGTATCTAACTTCACGCAAATTTTCGATGAAACGGTTTCTATTTCCGGAACTGCTGCCGCGGTTGCTAGTTACGGAATCGACGACCTTTACGAGTACGAAAAACAAAAGAAACAATTAGAATTAGCGCTTCAATTAGAAAAAGCGTTAATCAACGGAGTTAAATACGAATCAGGAGACGGACTTGTTCGTCAAATGGGCGGTTTCCGTCACTATATCCAAACAAACGTCGTAGACGGCGGTAACGCTGCGCTAACTGACGAGAAAATCAACGACGCTATGCAAAAAATCTACGAAAAAGGCGGATTTGCAAACGGCGGAATGTATAAAATCATGGCGGGTGCTAAACAAAAACGCGCGATGTCAAACTTCCAAAAATCTGATGTTCGTTTAACTCGCGCAGAAAATACTCGCGGTCAAGTTGTAGATTTCTTCGTTTCTGACTTCGGTCAAGCTGAAATCATCCTTAACAACAACTTAAAAGCGGACGAAATCGTTATCTTCGACGCTAACCGTGTAGCTGTTAAGCCTTTACAAGGTCGCGAATTCTTCCATGAATATTTAGGTAAAAAAGGCGACTATTTCGAAGGCCAAATCGTTGGGGAATACGTTTTAGAGTTCAAACAAGAAGGCGCACATGCGCGTATTAAAAATCTCGGTTAATTAAACTAAACGCCCGTCTATTTTAGGCGGGCTAAACTATTACGCCTGGAGGTGCTTGAACCAATGGCGGTTTTTGAATCGCGATATAAGGAACTTGGTTTCTACGTAAATAACAGTTTTAAAACGTTCAAGAACGGTCGTTATGTGACCGAAAACGCTGTCGAAATCAAAGCGTTAGAAAAATTAGCGGACGTCAAGCGCATTGACGAGCCAAAAGCAAAAGAAGAACCAAAGGCGGAGGAAACGGACGCCAAGCCGAAAAAAGCGCCAACACGCAAATCCTCCGCAAAATAAGAAAGCGGGGTGATCGCGCGTGGCGATTAATATAACGGATGCAAACGTTTATATCGAATCAAACGTAATTGATATAGAGGATTGGCAAGGCTCGGACGACGATAAAAAGCAACGGATACTAAACGTTGCCAACACGGTACTCACGCGCAAATATGGCGACTATATTATACCGGACGAGGCCGTTTATGAATATGCGGCATCATTAGCGATTGCATACAACGATACCAACCGTCTAAATAATCAAGGTATTGCGGGCTTTTCGATTACGGGCGTCGGCTCGTTCAATTTTAAAGATACGTTGCAGCGCGATTTAGAGTCGTTCATACCGAAAACGGCGATTGATTTAATCGGCGAAACCAACGGCGTCAAACTCGGCGGACGTCAAGCGAAATGGACGGTGTTGTAGCATGCCAATCATTCCTATGCGTCAAACAATAACGATTAAAAGGGGCGAACAGTTGGACGATTGGGGGCGACCAATTCCCGGACAAGAATTCGTTTTAAAATGCCGCGCGGATGAAGGCGCAACCATCGTACAAAGTCGTTCGGGTTCAACTATCCGTAGCGAAGAATTTAAGGCGGTTGCGCGTTTCTTAATAGACGGACTAGCCGACATAAAATATGACGACGTTATCGTTTTCAAAAACGAGCGCGACGAAATCATTGAACGCAAGCCGGCGGAAATCAACGTAAAGCGCCACGTCAGCGGTAAGCCGTTATTGACGGAGGTGTACGTATGAGTTTCGAGTTGGATGCGAGCGAAGTATTGCGCGGTTTAAGTTTAAAAGATAAAGCGGTCATGGACGGTGCTAAACGTGGATTGCACGACTCAATGGACGATTTAAAGCGAATCTCCGTTAATATTGCGCCGATTGATACGGGCACGTTGCGTAGGTCGGCAAGCTATCGCGTAATGCCGAAAGCGAATGGTATCGTCGGCGAATTAACGTTCAGCGCAACCGAAAAGGACGGCAACGGCCACTTTAATTACGCCTATTGGACGCATGAAATGACGTATAAACTAGGCCATAAATCGAAGCAGGCGCCAGGAACGGACGGTTACGAAGTCGGAAACAAATACGTAGAACGTCCGCTAAAAGGTGAGGCCAACAAATATATGCGTTGGATAGCGGAAGAAATACGGAAGGAAGTGGATAAGGCGTGAAAATACTCGAATTAATATCGTTTATTAGGACGCGAGTCAATGGCGTTTATTATCCGAACGACTTTCCGTTGACTGCAACCGACAAATGCGCCGTTGTACGATTGACGGGCGGATTTCCGCCGAATCAATGGACGGGCAAAAAGCAGCCGTCGTTTCAAATTTTAGTCCGCGGACGTGCTGACGATCCTGCCGAAGTTGAGAATCGTGCTTACGCGATACATGATGCGCTAACTAATTTGCGCGAAGTACAAATCGGTAACGAGTCAATAGTCGTCATACGAGCGACAAATAGTACGCCGATTCATATAGGAATGGACGAGAATGGTAGACCAATTTATACGATGAATTTCGATTGCGTGGTACGCCCATAACGGCTAACCGCGCTTTTATTTTTATAAAAATCTAAACATGGAGGGCGAAGTAAATGGCGGGAATAAACGTTCCTATCGGTCCTGCGAAAGTCGAATTCGGCGAAGGCGCTGACCTTACTGTATTCGATATTACAAAGGGCGGTATTCAATTCCAAGCGTCAACGACAAAGCAAGATATTACCGTCGACCAATACGGGGATACGGTTGTCAAAAGTATCATGAAAGGTCGTACGGCGCAAGTTACAGTTCCGTTTGCTTTACACGATATTGATAAATTAGCAAAGGTTATTCCGAATAGCGAACTTGTGACAGACAGTGTAGACGCAACTAAAAAGAAATTAGTAGTTAAATCGCAAGCTGGCTACGACTTATTAGCAGCCGCGAAAAAACTTGTCATTAAACCAACTGACCCGAACGCTACGGCTAACGATTGGATTACAATTCCGTTGGCTGGCGCTATGGCTGATCCTGAATACACATACGATAGCGATAATGAGCGCATCGTAAATATCACTTTTATCGCATACCCTGACATTGATAATGATGGAGAATTATTTATTTTAGGCGACGAAACTGCGGTTTCCGCTTAATGACTCATGGGCGCTTTAGTGGCGCCCTTTTAATTTAAAAATAACGGAGGGATTACCGTTGAAATCATTATTTTCGAAAGAAACAGCGCTTGGCAAGAACGAAATGTATCTCGGTGACAAGCGCGTTAAAATAAATAAACTTACGCCTAATAAATGGCGGCAACTATTCGAAACGGTCGATAAATTGCCTGGTCTTATCGTTCAAGTCTTAACGGCGCCAGCAGACGACTTTTATGCGTATGTCATAAGCGCGTGTGATTTGGCTTTGGATGAAGTTGTAAACATAGTCGCTATATTATCGGATGTTGATTCGGAATACATTCGCGAAAATGTCGGCATTGACGAGATTATTGAATACTTAACGCGGACAGTACAGCGCAATAGACTCGATCAAACGGTAAAAAACTTGACGAGCCTTCTTCCGAAGCCAAAAACGAAGTAAGTGCGGAGGAAGGCGATAAATATACAATTGACGACTTTTTGCTCGACTGTTCCGTCGTGCTTGGCGTCAGTCAAATCGATATAGAACGCAATTATTATATGGTCGACTTGCCGGAATTGCTGGTACGAAAACGAAAAAATGACGCCATGCAACGATTAACAGACTTGCGCGTTTTAATTGCGTCCAATAACCGCATGATTGAGGACGCGGAATATAAAACGCTTGTAAACGAATTTACGAAGGCGGTCGGTATTAAGCCTCGAAATACATTTGACCGCAATAAGTTTGAACAGTTGCGCGCCTTAACGATGATGGGCGCAAATAAAGCGAAATAAAGGAGGTGCGAATCATTGGCAAACGCGGGAGAAATAAAAGCACGCATAACACTCGAGAACGAACAGTTTAAGCGCAAGATGGCGGAATCTCGCCAAGAACTTCAAAATACGAGCAAATCTTCAAAACAGTTAAGTAAAGATATGGCCGCCATACAACGCGCTAGTTTAGCGGTAGCCACCGCCATCGGTGTCGGAGTTGGTAGTGCGGTCACAGTCGCGGCGAACTTTGAAAAACAAATGAGCGCGGTTAAGGCGGTTTCGGGCGCTACGGCTGACGAAATGGAAAAATTAACGCAACTAGCGATGGACCTCGGAGAATCAACGGCATTTAGCGCAGGTGAAGCGGCGCAAGGTATCGAGGAATTAATCAAAGCGGGTGTAACTGTTGAGCAAATACTGAATGGCGGATTGCAAGGCGCATTAGACCTCGCCGCCGCAGGAAATCTCGGACTAGCCGAAGCGGCGGAAATAGCGTCAACGGCGCTTAATGCGTTCCGTGACGATAGCCTATCGGTTGTAGACGCGGCTAACGTTTTGGCAGGCGCAGCTAACGCATCGGCAACTGACGTTTCAGAATTACGGTTTGGATTATCGCAAGTATCTGCGGTAGCGTCGGGCGTTGGAATGTCGTTTAAAGATACGGCGACAGCGCTTGCAGTATTCGCTCAGAACGGTTTAAAAGGATCAGACGCGGGTACGTCGCTAAAAACGATGCTACAAAACTTGCAGCCGACGACGAAACAACAAATCGAATTATTCGAGGAATTAGGCTTAATGGCGGAAGATGGAACGAATAAATTCTTCGACCAAGAAGGGCAGTTGCGCAGTTTATCCGAAATTGCCGGCATTCTTCGCGAATCAATGGAGGGTATGACCGACCAACAACGCATGCTTGCGATGGAAACGATATTTGGCTCGGACGCCATTCGTGCGGCCAACGTTCTTTATAAAGAGGGCGCAGACGGCATCGAAAATATGTGGGACGCTATGAGCAAGGTAACGGCGGCGGAAGTAGCGGAAACCAAACTCGATAACCTCGCCGGTGCGTTCGAGGAATTTCAAGGCGCATTAGAAACGCTAGGAATCACGATAGGCTCGGAATTTTTGCCGGTATTTACCGATATTGTTCGATGGGCGACGGACGTTGTTCGTTCAATGGGCGACATTGACGGTAAGACGGTCAAAGCAGGCATAGCGTTCGCGGGCACAGCCGCAACCATAGCGCTAGTCGTGTCAACCGTTGTAAAGCTAGTGACGGCATTAAGGACGCTTGCATTAAGCATGGGTCCAGCGGGTTGGATAATTACGGCGTTATCGCTATTAGGCGGCGCAGTAATGGGCGTTAAAGTAGCGATGGAGGAAACGGAAGTATCGTTCGAGGAATTAGAATCGCAATTCCGCGAAACGCAAAATATAGACGCAAGCATTGACCGATTTGAGCAGTTGCGGGCAAAAATGCGCCTATCCAACGAGGAACTGGCACGTTTCGTCGATATTAATTCGCTTTTAAGACAGACGGCTGATCCGCAGATTATAGAGGCGTTACGAAACGAGCAGAATCAGTTGCTCGAAAAGTCCGGACTAACAAACGAAGAATTTGCGGAATTTTTAAGATTGAACGAGGAATTAATTCAGAAGTTGCCGGACGTAACGAAGGAAATCACCGATCAAGGTAACGCATTAGTGGCTAATGCCGAGGCAGCGCGTCAATTAACGCGTGAAAAGTACGAGCAGTTGCGAATTGATTTAGAGGCTAAACGAGACAAACTCGAAATGGAACGTACGAAAAACCTCGAGCGTCAAAAAGAATTAATCGCGACAATAAAAAAGGCGGAAGCTGAACGTGAGAAAATAGCGGAGAAAATTGAAGTGCGCGAAAGCAATATCCGACGTTTTAAAGAGGAAATTAAAGCGTTAGAGAAGGAAAATACGGACGAAGCACGTTTACAGATTGCGATGATTGAGAAGGAAATTGTAGCAGAGGAAGAAGCAATCCAAAAGCTATTAACGAAAAAGGCGTATCAATCCGAAGTAGTTAAATTGAATTCCGAAGAACTTCGCAAAATCGAAAAGAAAATCGGCGACCTCGATAAAGTTAATCGCAAGCTAGTGGAGATTGAACTGCAATATGCCGGCATTAATGCGGAAAGCGGTAAGGAATTAACGACTATTGACGCAAAGATTCGCAAACTAGAGGAAGAAAAAGCGAAGTTAGAAGAAACCACGCCGGCCGCACGCAAAAATACGGAAGAATATCGGGATCAAGTTGCTAACCTCGATAAGCAGATTGAACGATTAAAAACGGCGCAATCGAATATTCAAGAAATTATCGAGGATTCACAAACGCTAAATGCGGAACTTGCGAAAACCGTTACGAAAGAAGTACGCGTCCGAACGGTAGGAACGGCGGAACTACTTCGCGGCCCACAACGTTTGACATATCATACGGGCGGAATTGTGCCGAAACTTCATATCGGAGGCACTTATGCGCAACGTTTCCAAAACATGCCGATGCACGACGAAGTTGATGTTCGCATACGCCCTAACGAAATGATTTTAACCGAAGCGCAACAGGCGTCCTTATTCCGTTTGCTAGATTCGTATATTCCTTCGCAACCTATTAACAACGATAGCAACGAATTAAGTCGTGTTGCGACGATGTTGGCGGAAGTTGCCGGTCGCCCGATTCAAGTCGAACTAACGGCAGAAGGGCGCAAGCTAGCGGAAGTAACCGTCGACCCAATGTCCGAGTTGCTTGACCGCAAAGCAAAACAAACGAGAAGGGGGCGCGGTTTATGACGGTAAAATTAGACGGTAGACCTTTGCGTGATTTCGGCATCGAATTATTAAGTCCGCCGATTCATCCAGCAACGCCGCCAACGCACGATATAACATTGCGCGTGCCTCGAAAGGACGGACTTTACTATTATGATACACGCTATGACGAGCGCACATTTACGCTTGAATGCGGAATTATTCGCGAGTTAGACGTGTTTGATTTGCAACGCCGTTTGCGTGAATTTGCCGTATTTTTATTAAACGAACGCGGAAAGCCGCGCGATATTAAATTGACGTTTGATTACGAGCCCGACAAGTATTATACGGTCAAATTCCGCGGACAAATATCGCCTGACCGTATATTTGCGTTAGGATCGTTTATATTGACGTTAGTTGCGGACGACCCTTACGCTTACTCGAACGTTTCAAGCGAAGAAGTCGTTTGGGGTAACTCCGATATTGATTTTATGGCGAATTATACGCTAGGGCATGAATCGGTTCAATCCGTTCAAATAACCGCACCGACAACGGTAAAATGTTCGGTTGCTGGCGGTCTAATACGCCCAACAATCGAAATTGTAGGAACGGCAACTAGTGTGCAAATGAGCGCAAATAATAAGTCGTTCAGTTTAGGCGCATTTAGTAACGCGACGATTATGATAGATGGCGCAAGCTATAACGTGCATAAGGATGGTGTTAGCACGCTTGCACTTATGACTGGCGACTTTATCGAATTGTTGAACGGCGAAAATACGATTCAAATAAAGGGTAATGGAATGAATTTCAAATTGTGTGTGAAATTCCGCGATAAATATATTTAGAACGAAATGGAGGCGATTTTATGGCGGTTGAACATATTAATCCGACTGATTCGCTAAATACCGGTCGCGGCAAGCTGAACGCCGCGATCGACCAATCGAACGAGGCCTTAACGAAGGCGACTAGCGCAGAAACAAAGGCGAATCAAGCGCTAATTAATTCGGAAAGTACGCAGACACAATTAGATACGATTATCATTGAAAGCGGAACATCGGACGCAGAAGTATTACAAGCGCGTACAAAAGCAGACGGTACTTCCTTTCCGCTATTAAAAGATAGATTAAATGAAGTTGATGCACAGTTGGCGGATATAGCGGTTAATATAAAAAATTATTGGTCAACAACCCTGGAAGCAGCTTTACAAGCAGCACATGATGCACTACCTCCAACAGGTGGTATAATTTTAATTCCTCAAAATTTAGAAGTTACTTTAACTAATTCTATTAATATAACCAAACCCAATGTTTGTATTATGGGTATTAGTGGTAAATATGGTTTAGCAAAAATAAAAGGAACTACATCAAATATGACCATGTTTAATGTTGATAACTACGGTTTTACTTTAAAAGAATTGGGTATATATGGAGATGGAGTTATTGGCGATTCCACAACAGCAACTATCATCCCATTTAAAATAAATGGAACGGTGAATGGTGACGCAGATTGTTTTTTAGAAAATGTTATTATATCTCAATGCAAAAACGCTGGTGAATTCAAAGGTCGAAATATTCGTATTAAGAATAATGTATTAGTTTCAAATTGCTTTAATGGTTTTAGGGTACTTGGTGGTTTTACAGATATGAGAGGTGTTGAGATTTTTGACGTTAGATTCCATAGCTTGGGTATAGGGAATAATACTGGAACAAAAACAAGCTGTATCTATATTGAGCCAACAGCAAATTATAAAGAGGTTAAAATTAATGTTTACGCTGACGATTGTGAGCAGGTAGTGAGTGGTGCTATTAGTTCAGGTATAATAGCACATTGCATGAGTTACCGAGCGAGAGCAGAGTTATTTGATATTGATAATTCACTATTAACAACCCCTAACTCTGAACGACAACTTAAAATAACAGATAACTCTATCAGCTTTTATACGACTAATAATGGAAGTTATGGTATGAAACTAAAGGGGCTAGGCTTTCAGGTGAATAGCAACACGATTCAACGTTCATCTAAACATGGCATATTCGCCGACAGTGTTACTGATAGTGAAATACACGATAACACCATCAGTAATTGTGGGTATGAAGCCAATAGTGATGGAATACATTTAACGGTTAATTCTGTACGTAATACAATAAAAGATAACATCGTGAAAAAAAATGATGTAAATTGTATAACAAGATATGGGATTTGTGTAGAAGGTTCAGAAAATCAATTTGATAACAACACCACGTTTGGACTACCCTCTGGTAACGAATTTTATATAAATCCTACTACAAGCAAATTAGCTTATGGTGACACTAGATCGCCTTTTGTGAAACAACGTGTCACACAAGGTACATCAGCACCAAGTTCAGGAAGATGGCTTGCGGGTGATATTTGTTATAATACTTCACCAACGGCAGAAAAAAACATTGTTTATTGGGTATGTATTGTTGGAGGAACACCAGGAACTTGGAGAGCTGTTGGAATAGGACAAGGAACCACAGCGAATAGACCAAGTTTAACAAATCGAGATATAGGATATTTATACTTTGATACAGACTTACAAAAAATGCTTTACTATGATGGAACAGGTTATAAATAGGTGACACATTTAATAAAATATAGATTAAAATATTAACAAATACCCCATAAATTGTTAAAATATTATAGGGGTGGTTAATATTAACAGTAATTCAAGGGATCATTTAAAAGTCATTCTTGGGATTACTAAAAGTAATAAGACAACAAAAAGATGTCGTGATTGCTTGTTTCAAAATAAAAAGATTTGCCAAATTCACCAAATAAAAATACATCATGATGATTACTGTAATAGATTTAATAATATAAAAAGAATAAAAGTAGTAAATGGCGGTTTAATATCGTCAAAGTAGGAAGTTACTGCGCAATAAGACATCGCTAAAAATGGCGGTGTCTTTTTTTATTTGAACGGAGGTGATACGCCATTATTAAAATACTCGACTTAAACCGTCAACCCGTCGCTATTCTCGAAAACGCCTTCGACGACGGCTATACGAAACGCGAAAACGATTTATGGACGGCACATTTTTCGCTACCACTCGACGACCCAAAAAACGACTTTTGCTCGCCCTTAAATTTCGTTGAAATGACGGACGACCTAACGGGCGAATATATCGGACTGTTTCGCATTGTTCCATCTTATACGGAAAAGGACGAATCAACGGCGCAAATTAAATACGAATGTGAGCACGTTTTGTCTACGTTATTAGACGACGTGCTTTTTTTGTACCATGATAAGTTGGACGCAAGCACGGCGGACGTGATCGCCTATATTCTCGAGCAACAAAGCGTCAAGCATTGGCGCGTCGGCAACGTTCAGATAACGCGCTACTTTTCGTACAAGTGGGAAAACGCAAACTTGCTCGAAGCTCTTTTCAGCATAACGGAACCATTCGACGTGCCGGCGCTATGGACGTTTGATACAACGACTTATCCGTGGACGCTCAACCTCGTACAGCCTGACGAATTGCCAACGTGCGAAATACGCGAAGGCAAGAATCTCGTCGGCTTTCAAATCGAGCGCAACCCCATGTCGCTATATAACCGCATTTATCCGCTAGGCTACGGTGAAGGCGTCAATCAGCTTACGATAAAGGACGTTAATAACGGCGTGCCATACGTTGAGGATGCGGAATCGATTGCGCAATATGGCGTTAGAGCGACAACGTGGGTAGATAGGCGCTTTGAGAACGCCAACGCATTAAAAGCGTCTGCAATTGCGCTATTAAACGAATGGAAAACGCCACGCGTATCGTGGCAAGTGGGCGCTGCGGACATAAGCGCTATCACGGGCGAGGATATTGACCGCTTTAAGCTCGGCCGTGTTGTTCGGATTGTAACGGACGAATACGGCGCAGTCGATATGCGAATTGTGACGGAATCAAAGCCGAATATGAGCGGTGCGCCCGGCGATATACGGCTCGAAATCGGCAATGTTAAGGCGAAGTTAGATACGACGCTTGCCGACCTTGACCGAAGGCAACGTATTAACGAACTATACGCGCAAGGTGCAACAAGCATGCTATTAATTCCGCATAATGATAACGCCGACCAATCGAATCCGGCGGTCATGCGTTTTTATTATCCGGAAGAATTCGTCCGCATTAATAAATGCCTATTAAGTTATAAGACGGAAGAATTTCGTGCTTATTCGCGTGCAACGAAAGGCGGAGGTGCAACGACGCAGACGACATCAAGCGGTGGAGGAACCGCAAAATCAACAGCTAGTGGAGGAGGAAGCACACAAACGTCAAGCGCTGGCGGAGGTACTACCGTTTCTAGTTCAAACGTAGACTTCGCCGGTGCTAATTTAAGAACTGATATTCCATACGGATCTATAACTCCGCCATACGAAACACACGAACATTTAGTTCCATTATTACCAGGTCAATTAGCGCATAGTCATAGTGTTACTGTTCCAAATCATACGCATTCAATTAGCATCCCTTCACATACTCACGATTTTGATATACCTAATCATACTCATTCAGTAACAATCCCGAATCACACGCATGATATAGAATACGGGATTTATAAATTAACAACAAAGCCGACAAGCGTTACTATAAAAGTTGACGGGAATGCGGTACCAGGAAATAAACTAGAAGCGGATAATATCGATCTAATTCCTTATTTGTCAAAGGACGCAAAAGGAAATGTACTTCGCGGATGGCATACGGTTGAAATTACGCCAAATAATTTAGGTCGAATTAACGCGCAAGTTTCAACGCAATATTTTATCCAATCACGCGGAGGTGTGAATTTATGACGACAACAATACGATGCTTGACGCATGACGGACGCGAGTATATAATAGACATAGAAAATTACAATCCGGAGTTAATTAATAACCAAATAAACGATAATAATGTAACAACGGTATTGCTCGGGGATCATATACTTGCAAGAATAACAATCAAGGAAATAGTACCAATTAAAGAAAATTAATCTATTTTTATACTTGAAAAATTCGTTAATTTGGTTTTAAATTTAAGTAAGTGAGGGGATAATATGAAAAAATTTTTAATCTCTTTAATGGTATTAATGGTTGTCATTGTTGGGTGTTCAAGTAAGGAAAATAGTGAAACATTAAAGAAATCAGAAGAATTATTTGAATTAATGGTTTCCGCACATGAAAACGGAAGAATGTTAACCGCAGAAGAACAGCAGGAAATTAATGATTTTTATTTATATAAACCTTTAAAGGAACGCGGGGATGAATTAGATTTTGCTTTAAATCAAATGTTTTTAAATTTCGGAAATAAAAATGCCTTTGAAGAATTTAAAAAGAGAGCAGAAGTTGCTTTAAAAGAAAAAAATAACGAGTAAATTTAGGCGCCATTTCAGGCGTCTTTTTATTTTGCACGAAAGGAGTTGGCGGAATGTGGAGCACCGCATTGAAAAGCTAGAAGCGGACGTCAGCGAATTAAAGACGCGCATGGCGGTCGCAGAATCGAATATAAAGGATATTCGCGAAGATATTACGTCAATTAAAAGCAATACGACGTGGATTCTTCGCTTAATTATTGGCGCTATTGTTACGGGTGTTTTGGGACTATTAATTAAAGGAGGAATTTAACGATGAAAGCAACGATTATTCGTACGATTGTATTGGCGGTGGCTTTGCTAAATCAAACGCTAGTATTGGCGGGCTATTCTCCGCTACCATTCGATGACGCGCAAGTGGAGTCAGCGGTAACGGCGCTATTTACAGTTGGCGCGACGTTATGGGCGTGGTGGAAGAATAATAGCTTTACAGAAGAAGCGCGTATCGCAGACGATCTGTTACGTGAAATGAAACGTAAAAAGGGTGATGCGTAATGATTAAACCGCGTCAAAAATTAGTGCCCGCGAGTAAGTATTCGATAAAATGTCCGTACAGCATGAACGCGGAATATATCACCGTGCATAATACGGCAAATGATGCTTCCGCGGAAAACGAAATCGACTATATGATTCGGAACAATTACGAGGTATCTTATCATTTTGCGATTGACGATAAAGAAGTCGTGCAAGGACTTCCGCTCAATCGAAACGGCTGGCATGCGGGCGATGGCGGTAACGGACCTGGCAACCGCAAGTCAATCGGTGTTGAAATCTGCTATTCTAAATCGGGCGGTGAGCGCTATAAAAAAGCGGAACAGTTAGCGGTTAAATTTATTGCGCAATTATTAAAAGAACGCGGATGGGGAATCGATCGCGTTAAGTCGCATAAATATTGGACGGAATTAGGCGTTAAAAATGGACGTTCAAGCTACGTTAAAAACTGTCCGCATCGTATCTATGATGAAGGACGTTGGCAGTCGTTTTTAAACGAGATTGAAAACGAACTAAAAGGCGCTTTGCCACAACCAAAGCCGTCTACACTATACCGCGTGCGCTTATCTTGGGCGGATGAAAAATCGCAAATAGGCGCATATAGCGAATTAAAGAACGCAATTAAAATAGTGGACGACAATCCGAAATATAAGGTATTTAACGATAAGGGCGAAGTTGTTTATGAAGTAAAGACCGCACAGCCGAAGGCACCTTCAAAAACGTATAAAGTAGTCGCAACTATAAACGGATACTATACGGCGGCAGACGCTAAATCACGCAAAAATGCGAAAACAAAAGTAAATGCCGGCGACTATTATATTTATAACGAGCATAGCGGTATGATTAACGTAACCAAGAAGGCGGGAATGCCTGGTGCGTGGATTAATCCTGCGGATAATAAAGCAGCCGTTTATCATATCGTTAATGCAGGTGAAACGTTGTGGAGTATTTCGCGAAAATATAATACTACAATAGATAACATCGCAAAATTAAATAATTTGAAAGATAAAGATTTAATTTACCCTAAACAAAAACTTCGCATAAAATAAAGAACTGCCCTTCTTATAATAGAAGGGCTATATCATCTTTTCCATTAATAATTACTTTCTCTAAAGTAAAACTTTGATATTCTCCTCTTAATTGATCTATCCACTTTCTCGCAACTCTAATAATTTCATCATCCGTATTCTCCCGAATCGGAAACGAACCTCGACGCATTATATTAGATACATTTCCTTTAAAATGAACCTCAATGCTTACATACATTTATATCACCCATTACAATTATATTACATTTTCGCAGGTACACGCATTATTTTATGCCCGACCGCATACGCTTTACTAGCGCATAAGCGCGACGTCAAAGCGACCTTGCCCGTTCTATTGGCTTCATTTGCTCGTTGGCTTTTAAAAGCCGGCGGGCTTATTTTATTTTTTGCGGACGTGCAAAATCGCTCAAATCGGCGCATATTGATTAGTAACTACGTCATAACCAACTTGGCGAGGTTAATAACTAATTAATAACGAGGTGATGGACGTATGCCATTAATCGTAGGCATTGACGCCGGCAATAACGAAGTAAAAGTCGCCTATCAAAACGGCGTCGATAAGTTCGCAAGCGCCATCGGAGAATACCGCGAGCGCAATATCGTCAACAGGCATGGCGACGACGATATGATATTCGAATTTGAAGGACGGCTAGGCTTCGCGGGCACGTTGGCGCTGGCTGAATCGGAATTTGCAGGCGCTATTATGGGCGATAGTAAGGCGCATGAGGACGCAAAGCTACGGATATTACTTGCGCTACACCGAATCAAGACGGCGCATAATTGCTTTAGAATCGTGGTCGGTCAGCCAATCGGAAAGCATAATAGCGAGGAAAAAGACGCTATCAAACGCATGCTAATCGGCACGCATGAGTTAATCGTAAACAAGGAACGGAAATGGATAACGATTGATCGCGTGGAAGTGGCGGCAGAGGGCGGTGTTGCTTTTTGGTCGGCGCCGCGCGAAGGTTTATTGCGGATTATAGATGTCGGAAGTGCTACCGTTAATTGCGCCACGCTACTTAATAAGCGCTATATCGACCGCGATAGCTTTACGTTGCCGTTCGGCTTTAGCACGGTCAAGACGCGAGATATGAACGAACTAGCGCGCGGCATCTTTACGCAAACGTCTAAAAAATGGTCGGCGAGCGATGATGTTTTAACCGTGGGTGGAATCGCGGACCAAATCGCAGAATCTTTACGCAAATACTATCCGCGCGCTAGGTCGGTCAGCCCAACGCTAGATGGCGAAGTATATCCGCCAATCTACGCCAATGCTATCGGTATGTATACGATAGGGAGGGCGATTTATGGCAACTAAAAATATTATACGCAAATCCGTCGTGTTTAATGTAGCGGACCCTTTGCAGCGATCACTTTACGAATACGCGACACAATTTACGAATTTTTCCTACTATATAAAAACTCTTATTCAACGCGATATGGATGGCGCTCGAATACCGAGTAAAAACGAAAAAGAAGTCGCGTCGGATATAGACGCAACCTATATTAAGGATTTAATTTAACCGCCTAAAATCGTAGTAACAACCGCAATCATTGCTCCGATACCAAATCCTACTAAAAACGGCATAGTCGATTCTCCTTCCGGTTTATATTCCTTGTTCCTAATTTAACCGCAAGTTTGCGGAATTATTCAACGAAAGGATTGATAATTTTGGCGAAAGTTCAAACGATAGACTTTCGTTCGTTCATGCGCGGTGAAACTATGCCGCCGAAGGTTCCGATGAAGTTAATAAAGGCAGGTGCGGGCGTTTATTTAGCGCTTGTTCCGAAATATGCGTTCGCTAGCACGGGCGCGCAGACGTTTGCGAAGTTATGGGTAAGCGTTATCGGAATTGTCGATTGGATAGCGGTCGGCGTGTTTATATTCGCAGGCGTGGCGTGGATGTTCGGTCATAGGACGAAAGCGCTCGAGCATATTATCGGCGGCGCAGCGGGCTACTTGCTTTGCAAGCATGCGGTAGATATTCGCGACTTTTTAAAAGCGTTATAAGGAGGCGTTCATATGAAATTCGTTTTAACAGCGGAAGGCATGTCGCTAGCCGAACGCGGACAAATAGACGCTTATGAGCATGCGGGTCAAACTATATGGTCGTGGATGGGCGATAAATTGGCGGATGGCATAGCATCAATATTTACGGACTTACTGAACATTATTACGGCTAATATGCCCGAAATTGGCGCTTTTATCACGATCATTTGTGGCGTTGGCATTATGCTAACGGGCAATTTTGCGAAATGGTTTATGCGGTGGGGATTCGCAATGTTAGGGGCGGTCATATGGCTACTAAACGCATAAAGGCGATTAAGTTAAGCGACTATTTTGCCTATCAGCGCAATAAAATCGTAACCTTCCGCATTATACCGCATATTGGCTTGACGAATAATACAAATGCAAAACTTTGGCGGACGCTTCATCGCATGTACGAAATGTACGATAAGCTACCGTCGCGCCTGCAACGAAAAGGCTTTCGATTTACTTTGCGGGAAAAAGATACGATATGGTTCGATATTGTTTTTCGCAAAGATAACGTGGAATTTTACGCAAGTACGACGGAAATATGGGCGAGGAAATTCCGCGACGTTTTGGAACAGCGCATGCGCGTTAAGGTGGAGCCGACGGATAGCGAGCGTTTGCAGATTCCGCAAGAATCGAATTTGTACGAAGTAAAACTCGCGCGCCATAACATATTTTCGCTCGGCATAGATTTAACGGAACAAACGAGTCCAATTGGCGCTATTATGAGCGTATTGGACGAAATGGAAGCCGACGAAGATTTCGCGCGTTTAAGCGTCTGTACCGAAACGTTTGACCGCAAGAAATGGGCGAAACAAGCCGAATGGGCGCATGAAAAGCTATCGAAAGGGAAAGTGCCTGCCCGTGCTAAATTCAGCGTCAGAAAGGCGTCCAATGCGTCTAAACGTGCGCTAGTTACGCTGATAAATGAGATATACGGCGTGATTAACGATATGATTACCGCCATTAGCAACGTATTCTTTAAAAGCGATAAAGCGGTCGATAATAAGCCAGCGCTCGAACAGACGAATCAGCTAGTCGAGGAAATTAATTCAAATAAACTATCGGCGCGGACCATCGCTAAATCGAATCAGCCCGTTTGGCGCACGCACATGCGGATTGCGACCTACTCGCCTTCTAAATTACGCGCGGACTTAATGGCGAATACGCTGGCCAGCGCTTATGCGGAAATAGCGGGCGATAATGAACTGAACGCCGTAAAAATACGCTTTAAAGCGGTTCGTCGCGAATTGAACGAGTTTAGATTGTCGGCTAGGACGCGGAATGATCCGGACGTTTCGCTGCTATCATGCGAGGAATTGGCGAAGGTTAGCCTGCAATTACCGACCGCCATCGTTCAGCAACGTTTTGAAACGGCGCTACAAGTGAATCGCAAAATTGAAGCGGAAGTGCCTGCGGTATTTAAAAGCGATAGTGGACTTTTAGTAGGGCATAACGAAAAGCAACCGATATATTTGCCGACGCGCAATCCGAACGAGTTTTATCGCGGCTATGTATTTGCGGGCGAAATGGGCGTCGGCAAAGATACGGCGATTCAAAATTTCGTCGTCGAAGGCAATTTGCGCCATAATATATCGTTTTTAATTATCGACCAGGTAAACAAGGAAGGCGCGCAAGGCATGGCGAACGGCATCCGCGACAGTTTACCGCCCGACCGCATAATTGATTTAGATTTTAGCGACGAGAATTATTTGCCTCCGTTGGACTTGACGGAAGTGCTGGCGAAATTAGGAAGGCGTGGCGCTGATCGGTTTGCCAACGAACTAATCGACTTTTTTGACGTAGCCGACATGGCGCAGACTAAATCGCTATTGAGGACGGCTGCGCAAGCGAGCGGCGGAAGTTTGTACGAAACAAAGCGCATTATCGAATCGGACGAATATCGGCTAGCGCTTGCGGATAAATTGGCGGATAGCCAGCCGTTAGTCGCTTATGAATTGCGCAAATATGGCGAAAGTTTAGCCCGCAATAAAGCCGAGCCAATACTATCGCGCTTGGACGACTTTTTCGGCGATAGCACGCTCAATGCGATATTTTCGCAACCGCCCCGCAAGGAACTCGACTTTGAGCGGTTTATGCGCGAGGGCAAAGTCGTGCTTATCCGCGTGCCTGACCGAATCTTATCAACGGTTGCCGTCCGCACGCTCGTACATTGGATTACGTTAAAGGCGCTTATGACGCGACTACTTATGGCGAACGACGATCAAGCTAACGGAGCCTTTATCGTCTATAATGAGCCGCAGACCTATTTGAACGATGGCTTGTCACGCTTGATTGCGCGGATAGCAACGCAAGGGCGCAAGGAACGGCTCGGCGCGTTAATTGCCGTCCAATATTTCGAGCAGTTAGGCAAGCTGACGAAAGATTTAACGGGTGGAGGCGTCAATTGGTTCTTATTCCGCAGCGGCGAGCGTAAAATATACGAGGAATTAAAGCATAGGCTTGAACCGCAGGTGACCGTAGAAGAAGCGCTGGCAACCGAGCGATACCATGCGTTATGCCTGCTTAATTTTGCCGGAAGGCCGCAGCCGCCATTTCTAGCGCGCATGCTACCGCCAAGCTACGAGCGTTATGATGCGCATGACAATTCGTTTTTGACGCGGAGGCATGCACGGCAATATGGTCGTCATTGGGCGGAGATAGAACGCTTATTAATCGAGAGGGTGATGGCGAATGAATAA